ATGGAAATGAAGGTGCAGTAGGCATCTGCATCGCCGTCCTGTTCGACCGTGAACCATGGAAATTCCACCTTTTCATCAGCTGAAATAATGTCGAGCGTATTCGCCTGAAAAGCAGCCTGAAAAAGGGCAACCTTGTTTTCGCAGAGCTGCCGGAGATTACCGAGCGTATGCTCTGTGAAGAAATCGGCTGGCATCTGCACCGTCAAGCCCTTGGATTCCGGTTCTGTGGTGTCCGGAACAGCATAGCCCCGACTTGCCAGTTCAGCAAGAAGCCGTTCTGTTTTCTTACGGTCGGCTTGATCGCTGATTTCCAGATCACCGGACTTGGTAACGGTGTAGCATTCCCCGATTTTGTAGGCACAGGTGGGCATGAATTGATATACTGCCGGAATGCTGATAATCTCACTGATGGCTTTCACCAGTTCCTTTCGATTTTGACTGTGATAAGTAATGGTCATGTGAAAAACTCCTTTCTTTCGGCGTTTTTGCTTTCGCCATGACACATATTAACTCTGTTTCCCACAGATAGCAACTGTGAGATGTGTAGAATGTTTCGGCGGTCATTTGTGAGAATCAGACAGATGCGATTCGTTCTTCTGCTTTTTTGCAATAGACTGGATTCAGTTCAATTCCAATTCCTTTACCAATTCCGCATAAGCAATCTGCTTCCTATCCCGCACGACATATACACCATCGACATTTCCCGTATCTTCCACATACCGGCGAAGAATTACTGAGGCATATTTTTCATCCAGTTCCATGGTGTAACAGATGCGGTTCATCTGCTCACACGCCATAAGGGTAGAACCGCTGCCGCCAAAGGTGTCCATTACCACGCCATTTTCCTGTGTAGAATTTCCGATAGGATAGCTTAAAAGGTCAAGTGGCTTTGAAGTTGGGTGATTTGCATTTCGTTTCGGCTTATCAAAATTCCAGATGGTCGTTTGCTTGCGGTCTGAATACCAGTGATGCTTGCCGTTCTGCATAAAGCCATACAGCACAGGTTCGTGCTGCCACTGATAATCCGAGCGTCCAAGTACCAGACTGTCTTTCACCCAAATGCAGCAGCCTGCAAGATGAAATCCTGCATCAATGAAAGCTTTTCTGAAATTCAACCCTTCGGTGTCTGCATGGAATACATAGGCAGAGCCGCCTTTTTCCAGATGTTCTGCCATTCGCTGAAAGGAGGACAGCAGGAATGTATAAAACTCCTCGTTCTTCATGCTGTCATTTTGTATGGTCAAACCGCTGGCACTCTTAAACGAAACGCCATAGGGCGGATCGGTCAGAATGAGATTTGCCTTGGTGTCACCCATGAGAGCAGATACATCCTCCGCAGATGTGGCATCGCCACACATCAGCTTGTGTCTGCCAACTGTCCAGATGTCGCCACGCTGTACAAATGCAGCTTTTTCCAGTGCAGTGGTGAGGTCAAAATCATCGTCTTTCACTGTGTCACCGCTGTTTGTATCAAACAAATCTGCAATTTCAGTTTCATCAAAGCCAGTCAGACCAAGGTCAAAGCCGAGATTCTGCAATTCTTCCATTTCCACAGCAAGGAGTTCTTCATCCCAGCCGGCATCTAATGCCATTCTGTTATCAGCAAGGAGTTCTTCATCCCAGCCGGCATCTAATGCCATTCTGTTATCAGCAAGAATATATGCCTTCTTCTGTGCTTCGGTCAGGTGATCGGCAAATACACATGGCACTTCTGAAATATTTTCTGCCTTTGCCGCTTCGATTCTGCCGTGACCAGCCAGCACATTGTATTCCCGATCAATAATAACCGGATTCACAAACCCAAACTCACGCAGAGAAGAGCGAAGTTTCAGGATCTGTTCCTTGTTGTGCGTTCTGGCGTTATTGGCATAGGGTACTAACTTGTTGATATCAACAAGCTGAAATTCTGTAGTTGTGGTCATGCTCCATTCCTCCGCTTCAAAACTTTCTGTAAACCTTTTCTGGCGTCCAGCACTTTTCCGCTGACCGCCAGGTCTCGGCTGTCGCCTCGGTCGGTGCTTCTCGCTTTGCGAGAGGTTGCCACTGGCAACCCGCACCCTTTTATGGTGCGGTATTGCTGTTTGGTCATCTTCTGGCGATTGGCTTTCAGATCTCGCCAGAACTGAGTATCTGCTTTCATGTATTTCTCACTTTCTGCTGCTTAGAAGCTGTTCCATCAAATCATCCTGTGGTGTACCGTCAAATTTTGTCGTGCAGTTCTGTTTCACAATATCGAAAATCTCATACCAGAGCAAGTTTGCCTGTTTCTGAAATGTCTGGCTCATCTGCACAAATGGGGAAGCAATAACGCCGCCCGTGGTCGGGTGCTTTCCCAGCAGTCCATAGGTACTGAGGGCTTCTTCACACTGTACAAATCGGGCGAATGCCTGCGAGTAGCTTTCCAGCAGCCGTTTGTTGACGTGCTTTTCACAGCCACGCTGTTTCAGCCAGAGCCACGTTTCTTTGTACACAATGTCTGCTCCCAGCGGTTTTCCGTTCTTCTGCTGGGCAGACAAGTATGCACTGGGGCTTGGCATATCCGCACCGGTCAAATCAGCGGCATCGTCCAGATCAGCTGCATCCAATTCCGGAGCATGAAATTCCATAATATCTGCATCCTTGCCCTCTGCGATCTTGTCGGAGAGGGCTTTCGGCTTATCACCTGCACGAACTCGTCTGCCGCCTCTTCTTGTACCGTCCTTTGCCATCTGATTTCACCTGCCTTTTGAGAAAAAAATAGCCGAAACTGCGTAGGTTTCGGCTTGTTTGCATATTTTCGGGGTTAATCCCCCGTTTGAACCTTGGTTTTTGTGCGTGAGAGGGAGCCCCGGTCTTGTGTTTGCTTTACTGTAGAGAAGTGAACGCCCCCACCCGGCAGTCCGCAGCCTAACCCATGTCAATAAAAATACTCAGGGTTACTGTCCTCACTTCCGGTTTTCCGGTCATGGCAGGGCTTGCATAACGCCTGCCAGTTGCTTTCATCCCACATCAGATGCGAATCACCACGATGAGGAATGATATGGTCGACCACGGTCGCTGCCGTGAACCGTCCATGTGCTTTGCACCGCACACACAGTGGATGCTTCCGCAGGTACGCCTTGCTGAGCCTCTGCCACCTGCTGCCGTAGCCACGCTTGGCGGCAGATGGTCGGTCTGGGTGCAGGGGCTGATGCTCTGCACAGTACAAGCCGTCTGTCAGATTGGGACAGCCGGGATGCTTGCATGGTTTCAGTGCCTTCCTCGGCATAAGGTTCACCTCCGGATACAACGAAAGCCCATGCGGAACACCACAGGGCTTTCGGTCAGTTTTCTATGATATTATTATATCATGTTTATTCAGCAATTTCGTCCATCAAATTACCTCATGCCTTTCCGTACAAAAGCAAAGCAAGATGCTGCACTGCACGATTTTTCTTATTGTAAGCTGTAGAACGTTCGATATGCAGGTGCTCACAGATATTGTAAACAGCATCAATCTGTTTTTCTTCTCCTCCATAGAACTGTTCCAGCACATACCGTTCATCCTCCGACAGGCTGTCCCATGCAGGCTGAAACCATTCCATGTACTCCTTTGCCTGACGATACCGTTCCCGCAGCACATCGATTTCGTCAATGGCAGTGATGATTCGCATTTCGCCGGACTGCGGGTTCGGACTGCCGCCCGGCATATCTGTAAATGCCGGACTGCCAAGGGTTGTGGTGTCTTCATGCACCTGTGTGATTTCTTCGTCTGTATGTGCAAGGATGTAAGCCATGCTGCTGTAATCCTTCAGTGCGTTTACAGCGGCACTCCGTTTGTCTAAGTACTGCCAAATGATATTCATCTGCTACCTCCAAGTTCTGCTTTGACTGCCTGCATCAAAGCAGTCTGGGTTTGTTCCTTCTGGGTCAGGGCTTTCAAGATACGTTCGTCAATCGTACCCTTGGTGATGAAATGTTGAATGACAACCGTTTCGGATTGCTGCCCCTGCCGCCACAGTCTGGCGTTGGTCTGCTGGTAGAGCTCCAGACTCCAGGTCAGTCCGAACCAAATCAGGTGAGAACCGCCTGCCTGTAAGTTCAAGCCATGCCCGGCAGCGGCTGGGTGCAGCAGACCAACTTGCAGCCTTCCAGCGTTCCAGTTCCGGATACTGTCGGAGGACTGGATTTCCTGATACGAAACCCGAAGCTGTTGCAGTCGCTCTTGAATCCGCTCCAAATCATGCTTGAACCAGTATGCCACCAGAACGGGCTTGCCGTTGGCTGCCTCTATCAAGTCCTCCAGTGCATCCAGCTTTCGGCTGTGAATAGGAATCACTGCTCCGGTATCGTCATACACCGCTCCATTCGCCAGTTGGGAAAGTTTGTTGGATAGACTCGCAGCATTATTGGCGGTAATCTCGCCATCCGGCAAGTCTAACACCAATTCCTGTTTCAATTGCTGATATCGTTCTCTTTCTTGTTTAGAAAGACGAACTGGAACTTCTGTCAACAAAAGTTCTGGCATTTGCAAATAATCAATCGCTTTCATGGAAATGGTGATGTCTGAAATTTTATCATAGATTTGTTTCTCTGCCTGCGGCAATGGCTTGTAAGAATAAACCACCATCCCATTTCGTTTATCCGGCTGAAAATAGGCTGTTCGATATTGTCCAATAAATCTTCCAAGTCGCTGTCCCATATCCAGCAAACGAAACTCTGCCCATAAATCCATCAAACCATTACTGGACGGTGTTCCCGTTAAGCCAACAATGCGTTTCACCTTTGGTCGAACTTTCATCAGTGCCTTGAATCGTTTCGTCTGGTGATTCTTAAAGCCTGACAACTCATCAATCACCAACATATCGAAGTCAAACGGAATATGACTTTCCTCTACCAGCCAACTGATATTCTCACGATTCAGAATGCAAATATCCGTCTTTGTATGCAGGGCTTGTCTGCGTTCTGCGGGTGTCCCAACTGCTACACTGTATTTCAGATGCTTCAAATGTTCCCACTTTTCAATTTCTGCTGACCAAGTATCCCGTGCCACACGAAGGGGTGCAATCACTAAAACACGGCGGATTTCAAAGCGGTCAAACAACAACTCATTGATTGCTGTCAATGTTGTGACAGTCTTCCCTAAACCCATATCCAGAAGAAGTGCTGCCACAGGATGCTCCGTCAAAAACTGAATCGCATATTGCTGATAGTCGTGTGGAATGAACTTCACGGTGTTTCACCTCCGACTTCATCCAAAATGGGACGGATTTGTTCCAGACTATCCAGACAATACACGGAAAAACCCACTCTCTCAAGCTGTTGTTTTCTCCGGATTTGTAACGCCCGCATCTTCTCACCCGGAGCCTTTACTTCCACAAACGCAATTTTTCCACCCGGCATCAATACGATTCGATCCGGCACTCCATCCGTTCCCGGACTTGTAAACTTCCAACAAAGACCTCCTCTGGACTGCACCTCTTGTACCAACCGGCTTTCAATCATTTTTTCACGCATTTTAGCCACCTTTTCAAGTTTTTTCTTTTTTGGGGTGCTGGTCGATTAAGGTCAATATATAAAACCCCTTTTAGGCTGAAAATTTGGTAAAAATTACCTATAAGAAGAGTTTACGAAATGACCTCCTCCGACCTGCACCCCTGCCCATCATTCTAAAAATTCTGACTTGATTTTTAAGCCGTAAACGATGATACCTTTCTTGGTTCTCTTCCGTTCAAAGCCTGCATTTTCAAGCCCCGTGTAAAAGTCCGTTGTACTCCTTGTGTACTCTCCATTTCTGGCACAGTAAGCACGATATTCCTGATACAGATCGCCTGACTTTTGCTGATAGGTCTTATCTACCTCGCAGCAGTCTTCCAGAAATGCTGACATCCAGTCATTGCTTTCCCGATATGCGTGAATCGCATTTTTGACGCACTGTGGAAATTCCAGTTTGAATTGTCGGTCAATGACTTGTTTCGCTCCCTCCATCACCCAAGACAGAATTGCTCCGCCAGCGTGTTCGACCAGATAATCTGCAAAATTCTTGATGTCAGATTTCCCCTCCAGCTTTGCCAGAAATGGGATCACAATCAATCTCCGCCATGTTCCGGCATCATTCGCACCGACTCTCGGCAGATGATTCGTGTATAGCACCAGTGTATGAGCAGGTGTATAGCGGAACGGGTCTTTGTATTTCTTCTCTGCTTGGATTTCATCCGTGGAACAAAGCTGCTTGATGACCGCAGTATTCAATCGCATTCCTTCTTCCAGTTCTGCTGCAATGACCAGCCGTTTGCCCTTGAGTTCTGCCATTTCCGGCTTTACATTTCGCTTGCAGCCGACCGTCAATGCATCTGCGGACATTGTTCCGCTGTAACTTCCAAGCACCCGTGAAATGGCATTCCAGAAGGTGGACTTGCCGTTGCTGCCTTCGCCATAGGCAATAATCAATGCCTCTTGATACACTTTTCCAATCGCACAAAGCCCGCAGATTTGCTGCACATAATCCGTTAAACTTTGATTGCCGCAGAAAAAGCAATGCAAGGCATCTTTCCAAATTTCTTCTCCCACGTTGTTCGGCGAAACAGCAGTCATTTTTGTGAGGTAATCCTCCGGATTGTGCGATCTTCCACCATTCACGCCTTTCTGCAAGTCATAGGTTGCTGTCGGTGTGTTTAGCAAGAACTCCTGACTGTCAAAATCTGCAATATCTTTCAGCAGCATCGGTTTTGCTGCTTGTAATGCCGAAGAAATGTACTTCATATCTCTGCGTTTCATGACGAAAGTTCGGTAAGTCAGGGCAGAACGATATTCGATGTACGCTTTTCTGCTGACATCATCCACGGCTTTTTCCAGCACCTTTCCGCCCTTGGAGATTGTTTCAGCATCCACTCCGCTGTCCAGCAGCATCTTGTGTGTCATTTCCAGTGTCCGTTCTGCTTCTTCCAGCTGCTTGTCCAGAAATGCTTCACATCTGCCGACTGCTGTCTGCTTTGACTCTACCCAGTGTGTTTGCAGATAGCATAAGTATTCGGTTGCATCTGTATAGGCAAGTTCTCCTTGTACCTGCTCGGCAAAAACTTTTGCTTGTCCAATATCGGAATAATCCTCCGGACGCAGGCTATACATCTGACCGTATAATTCAGGTGCAATATAGCCCTCCTGTTTTGATACTCTTTTTCCGAAGCTTTTTGCACTCTGCCAAATCATGTGCAGTTCTGATTCTGCCAGTGGCGGGTTGCACTTTTCTGCTGCCTTTTGAAACAATTGATACGCTGCCTCTGTATTGCCATAACGCTTGATCAGTTTTCCGGCAATATGACTCATTGTGCTGTTTCTGGAGCCCTCTTGAATCAATTCTGTCTGAGCATCCCATTCTGTAAAAGCATCTTTTTCAAAAAATTCAGTAAGCGTCAGATTGCCTTGATACCATTCCACTTTTGGATTCTCCACGCCAAAAAAGAAATGTGCCTCGTCCAGTGCCTTTTCGTCAAAGTATGGAAAGTATTCTCGCACCTCGTTTTTCAGATGCAATCGTCCTTCGACAGACAACGCCTTATCTGCTTCAAAATAGACATGAAACTTAGGACGTGCGATTCTGTTTCCCTTGTTTTTCATGTGATTTCTGCTATAGGCAACTGCGAATGCTACGTCTGGAAATGTCAATGCCAGTTCCAAAGGTGTAACCCAATCTTCTGGGTTTTCAGAATGGCTATTGTCGCAATCAAACATCAGACAATCGCTCTCTATAAAGCTGGCATTGCTCCTTTTATCATCCGTGAATTTTGCAGAAACATGGTCAAATTGCACCGCAGACTTCAAACTTTCCCCGTCAATTACCTCTACATCATTCGGATATTTGATATTTTTTGCGTTTTCACGACAAGTAGCAGTATAAAGCGTAAATTTCATTTCTTTGCCTCCAGTTCTGCAATCAGCGTATTTGTCTGACTCATAATTCCGCACACTTGCTTTTGTATATCACGCAAAGAGTCCATAGTAATTACATCCCCAGACTGTTCGCCCTCTTGCCCCGTTAATAAATAATCTGTCGACACGCACAAGTAATCCGCCATTTTTAACAAAAGCCTCGGCGAAGGAGCCGTTTCACCTTTTAGGTACAGAGAGACTGTTTGCGGTCGAACTCCAACGTGTTCAGCCAGTTCTTTTTGTGTAATTCTTCTGCGGTACGTTGGATGACACTCCATCAATTTTTGCAGTATTTGTGGGAGTTGATACATTACTCTATTTCCTCCAGTTCTTCTGTAAAATACCGAATGGTCATATGCCGCCGCTTCGCCCATTTGATTTCCTGCTGCATCCCCTCCGACCGCACAGAGCCAAACACCCACAGCTGGGCACACTTTGACAGCAGTACCAAATTCATGAACATCGCTGTCTGACGATCTTCACCCAGACTGTCATCCATGAATTGCGGAAACAGCAAGTGAGGAGCGATAGGGACATAGTGGGTATCTACGGCAAAGCGGCTGTATCGTCTGGCGTTTTCGATATTGTCATTGATGCAGCCGTGGGAATAGGGAGAACAAATGTATACCAGCGGTCGATAAGCGGCAGCTTTTTTCGCTTTGCGTTCCTCTCGTTCAATACGGCTCAGTGCCTCATAAGCAGTGAGATCAATGTACCCTTCGGCATTATACCGATTCATGCAATACTCCTTTCAGCCGTTTCTGTGTGCAAGCATCACAGTAAACAGCACTGCTGAAAATGTCAAAGTTTTCTGCTGTCCAGAAGATACTCAGATCAACCGGCACTTCTGCACCGCACTGCGGGCAGTGGCAGTATACGTTTTCGTTGTTGATCTCCACGGAGATACTGGTGGTGTCATTCAGATTTTCTTTGATGTAAAACATATGGAATCCTCCTAATCTTTCTTGTAAAAACTGCATTCATATCCGTCTGCCCGAAGCAACAGTCCCTTTGCCCAGTCTGGCGTTCTCGCCATCTGCTGACAGATCTCATCCAGCTTTGTATCTTTCGGGCATTCGATGATCATTTCATCGTGAATATGACCGACAATGAAGTATTGTGATAGCGTTTGCATGGAATAAAAGAGCAGATCTCGTGCGGTTGCCTGAACAATGTTTTCGACCAGCTTGCCGGAGTAAGTCTCCAAGCGTTCCCATTTTCTGCCCGTGCCAATGCCCTCATAGGTGATAGAATCACCGCCGAAGCGATTTTCACCAATGCGTGGCTTGACATATGCCAACCGTCTGCCGGACAGCAGCTTGATAAACAGAAAGCCAGATTCATAAGAGAAGTGAATGCCGTGGGTCTCTGTTTCGGTTTTATCCCGCACAGCTTTGATGGCCGCATTTTCCACATCCCACCACAACTGCACAATATGTGGAGAAGCTGTTCGCCAGTCCGTCACAATTTGCTTCAGTTCTGTATCGGACATTTCCGATCCGCCCATCGCTTTCATTGCTCCGACCGAGCCGCCGTAGCCACATGCCAATTCTGCGACCTTGCCTTTCTGCCGAAGATGTCCGTTGATGCCGTGCTTGACTACTGGCACGCCGAAAATCTTAGAAGCAGAGGCACAGTAGATGTCCTTGCCCTCTGCGAACGCCTGCATTCGCCACGTTTCGCCGGCAAGCCATGCAATCACTCTTGCTTCAATGGCAGAGAAATCTGCCACGAGGAATTTATAGCCGGGCTTTGGCACGAACGCCGTCCGAATCAGCTGTGAGAGCGTGTCTGGAACGTCTTCATACAACAGTTCTACTGCTTCTAAATCACCAGACTTCACGAGCTCCCGTGCATCTTCCAAATCGGGAAGGTGATTCTGTGGCAGGTTTTGCAACTGAATGATACGACCAGCTTCTCGACCTGTTCGATTTGCACCATAGAACTGAAACATTCCTCTTGCACGACCATCCGAGCAAACGGCGTTCTGCATGGCTTGATACTTTTTGACCGAGGATTTTGATGCCTGCTGTCGAAGTAGCAACACGGCTTGCAAGTCCGGCGGAGCGGTTTTCAATTGTTCCTGTACTTCTTTTTTTCCCAACGATTCTAACTCCAGTCCATGTTCCGCCAGCCATTGTTTCATTTGCTGAACAGAGTTCGGATTGTCCAAGTCGGTCAGATTTTTCAGTAGATGCAATAGCTTGTCCTTTGTCAATGTGTCCATACGAATTGCTTGCTGCACCAGCTGCAAATCCAGTTGTATTCCTCGATCGTTGATGGACTGGTCAAGGGCATACTCCTGCCAGACAAATTCCGGCACAGGGAACCGAGCAATTTTTTGTTCAATCGCTTGTTCCGTTTCCACATCCCGTTTGTTGTATGCCCGAAAGACGTTCCATTTCTCCGGAGAATCGGCAGGCGTATGAAATTGTGGAACGCCGTTCACCGTGTCATATGGTACGCAGAAATAGCGAATCAGGGCTTTCCCCTCGGACATTTTTTGTTGCTGTAACTGTAGCACTGCCCCCACGCTGGCAAGGCTCAGCGGCAAGCCCAGATAGGCAGCCGCCACCATCGTACACCGCCATGCCTTCGGGCTGAGGTAGTTGCCGCAGGCATCCTCCGGCAATCCATAGGAAATGAAGCATTCCGGATAGTTTCGCCGCAGCCAGACCGACAGGCAGACCCGTTCAAAGCTGGCGTTGAAAGCGTGTTTCTGGATGCGGTCATCCGTCAGAGCGTTGAGGATTTCTTCCGGCAGCTGTTCGCCACAGGCGAGGTCAACCACTTGCACCGGGGCATCGTCCACGGAATACGCAAAAAGCAGAATATCAAAATATGGGGAATCTGCATAGCGGTAAACCCCGGCTTTTGTAATATCCACATCACTTTTTGTTTCTAAGTCAATCATCAATTTTTGCATTGTTACACCTATTACCCACCCGAACAGATACTCCGTCAGTCGCCCACCCGACATTTTTACTTACTTGTGATTCTTGAAACGATCAATCAGTGCGACAACGGAAATTGCTGCCCAGCAAAACATTGAGATGCACCAAAGAACCGCAATAACAACGGAAAGAATTGCCTCCATTTTTCTCACCATCCTTATTACTAAATTGCCATTTTAGTTAATCAAGGAAATCGTCACTTTCAAGAGCATCGAAATCATCAGCAGCATTGGTGCGTCCACTAAGCGGTTCACCATCTCGTACCTTCTGAATATTACCCAAACCGCAGGCAATGCCCTTATTTCCGTTGCTGTTAAACGCATAGAATGTTACCGCAACTCTTGCATAGCAGCCACTGTAGACTTCATTCTGATCGAGAATCGGCTGTACCTGCTGGTCAACAATCTGCGGAGGAGTGGTGCTATTTGCATTGACAAAATAGCAGTCTTTGTACACTTCATCCTCCGGGCGTTCCGCATCGCCATCTCTCAGCGGCAGCTTCAGAGCAGCCTTACTCGGCTTCTTTCCTCCGAACTTTCCAATGCCATCTTCAATGGCAGCATCAATTGCAGTCTGAATTTTTGCAAGAGTTGCCTTATCAGACTTCGGAATCAGCAAGGAAACACTATACTTTGCGGCACCACCTTTGATGGATTTCGGTTCCCAGATGTTTGCGTAACTCAAACGCACAGTTCCTGTAATCACTTTTGTTTTTCTTTCGTTTGCCATTTATTTTTCCTCCTGTATTGTTTCAAAATCTTTTTCTGCGGAATTCCAAACCGGACGCTTGTCCGAAATTGGTACAAGTGCAGGCTTACCCGGCGGTTTGTATGTGAAATTCCCAAGAATTTCATCGAACTTTTTCTTTCCGCCAAGCAGCTTTGTCATTGCGGTAATTCCCAGCAGTTCCGGTTCGTTGTACGGATTTTTCCCATAAGCCTTGACTTTTTCAATGACCTTTGCCTCATCGGTATACTTTCGATTCGACCGACCTTCCACAACTTTGTACCCATTCCACTGTTTGCCGGAAATTGCTCGCTGCAAAGCATATTCCTTGATATCGGATGCCCATGAAACCAATTGATCAGCTTTTTCCAATACTGCCTCGATTTCAGTATCCACCAGCATTTCCGGGGGAGCGAAGTCATACTGTGCCAGCTGAAGATTGTATTCTGCACGTTTTCGGCAAGTTGCCTTCACTTTACAAAACCGACAGTGTTCACCAGCACAGAAATCTCCCTCGCCTTTGGATGCAAGTTCTGCTTTCGTTTTCAATTCTGTTTCTGCCCAATGCAACAGTTCAGAAATAGGCATAACGCATTCACTAACGCTCTGGATTCTCGGCTGAAAAATCACCATCCGGATTTCTGCAATGTCATAAAGGGCATCAAATAGCTGCAATGCACCCAGAGCATACAGCATCATCTGCGAGTTGTGATCAGCAGATACTGCTACGCCCTTACCATACTTAAAGTCAATGACAGTCAGGACATCATCTGCAACAATCACACAGTCGCCCGTGCCAAAACCGCTGGGAACATATCGGCTGAAATCCAAACGCTGTTCCACTAAAACAATCGGTTCTTGCAGATTTGCCAGCTGTTCGGCGATGTATTGGGCGTAGCTGTCCGTACAGTCCTCCATTTCTGCATCGTAGAAGTCTAAGTTCTCCGTGGGATTAGATGCCGGATTGCCAAGCAGTTTTTGCACTTTGTACTCTGCCAACTCGTGAGCACACGTGCCTTCACGAGCATAATCAGTGACTTTATCCGGTAAAACCGCACAAAGCTGTGCGGAGGGCGGACACGCCAGCCAACGAGCACTGGATGAAGCAGAAAGCACTGCGTGTAAACGGCTTGCATGATCGTTAAGTTTCAATCTGCTTCGCCTCCTCTAACAAGGACGCATATTCTTCGGGAGAAACACCAGACAGCTTTGATGCCCCGTGTTTCTGAAGCAGTGCCTTTACTGAATCTGTAAAACCAGAACGTGACTTTTCTGCCAGTACCGCTCGAATCTCAGAAATAGAAACTGTCGGCGTATCTTTCACAGACACCGGCTTCTGTACAGCCTCCGTATTGCCTTCTTCCGGCGGATATACCTGCTCAAATGTCTGTACTTCCCGTTCTGTCATGGTTTCCGCCATAGTTTCCAATTTGTCTGCCAACTGACGGATCACATGAATCACATCCAGTAATGTTGTAGGTTCTCTACTCATTTTCTTTGACCTTCTTTCTTAGCATTCTTGATGGGATTTAGAAACACGCCATCATGCACCACCTCCTTCCATAAATGCAGTCGAAAAAATCAGCATAAAATCGAACCCCATCAGTAGAAAAATCAAAATTTTTTCTTGATTTGGGCTTTGATTTTCGCCATGCGATGCCGAATTGCCGTTTCCGATACGCCTTCTTCTCTTGCTACCTGTGTCATAGGATTTCCTTCCACGACCACTCTGCGATAGGTATCCTGCTGCTTCGGCGTAAGACTGGACACAACCTCATGCAAACGCTGGATTTCCAAAGATTCCACTTCAGTATCGACAGGTTTTGCACAATGTTCTTTCACCTTTCGCTGTTTCAGATTATGATACACCTCACGGTCATCCAACTTGTGCAAAAAGTCGATGATCTCAGTGCTTACACCCTGTTCTCCCGGATGCAGCACAGCGACTGTTCCATCTGCAAAGCGATAGATATAAACGGATCTGGCTGCTGTTTTTGTTTTACGAAATTTCATATACATATACATGACTCCTTTCTGATTGATAGAAGTCAGCTTGCAAAAAAACTCAAGTGAAGTCAAGTATATGAAACAAAAATAGCCGAACAGCATATAAAACAGTCGTCTCATATACTATCCGGCTATTTAGTAGTCAAATCACTCCGTTGCTCGGTATATTATCTATCTCTTATCAGCCATGCACATCTCGGATCGGCAGGAAACTTTCACGATGTTCCGGCAGTTTGGGCATTTCAGTTCAATAATCACTGGAATTTTAGGTAGCACAGAAATATCAAAGGCACGTTTCCCACATCTCGGACACTTCATCTTATACACCTGCTCACACCTCCAATATCAGTTCACTGTATGGCAGTGATTCTGCCCACTTGTAAAATCCAAACCACTCATCCAGCTTATGATGTTTTCTTGCTTGACAAGCGTTTCGCAATACTTCGTAGTTTAGTACTACGGTTCTACGTTGATTATAACTGGACGGGAGCAGCTGAATCATTTGCCACCAGTAAATATTCTTTTTAGTTTCCAGATATGTTTCTCGTGCCTTGTTGAGGGCTTTAATCGTGTACATAAAATCTTTGAGAAATTCTGTTCCTTCTTCAGCACCATTAAACAGATGTTCGCACGAAAAGTCATCCAATGTAAATTCTTGCTCTGCAATTTTATGCATTGTAGAGCAAGAATCAGTAACCGTTCCGACTTTGTACGTATCAAACTGTTTCCACCAATAAAGAGGGGCAATTATATCACAACTTACTGTAATCATTCGCATAAACTTCCGATGATCGGTACCTGCCTTGACTAATTTTTGCATTAAAGCCATATCGTTATCCCCAATACAAAACGGATTTTTTCCCAAATCGCTCCATGCCCAGCCACAATGAGAGCAACCCAAATTGTTGCATTTGGTTGTTATGGGTTCCTTGCAATAACAACTATCCGACTTTTCCCAACTATTCATCGGATTTCGCATTCCCCGTATGGCCGCTTCCCATCCATACACCTCTGTGTTTTCGACTTTTATCATGCCAATCCCTCCATAAATGCCGCCATGACCGCCTTTGCCACTGCATCCGCTGTTTCATCAAATTGAATCAAACACCGCTTAAACAATTCAGTCTTGAAAGATGCCATCGTGCGATCGTCCATTGCACCTTTTTCCCGCAGTTCCAAAAGTTGCTCGTTCGTAAGCATTGACCATAGCAGTTCTAATGTTTCATCGCTCATTTCCAATTACTCCTTTTCATATTCTAATTTAATCAGACGCTTTATCGCTGCTAAAGCTGTGTCAATTGCCGCAACATCAAGGCAAAAAGCGTTATCTTCTTCGTCTTCAAAATCAGCTGCAAAGCCCTCACGGTCGCAACGTAAGTCTTCCAACTGTTCGATTGCACTTATCAAGTTTTCAATTGACTGCTGGTCTTGGGTTTCAAAGTCACCTTCGTAGCCAACTGAACTTCCATCTTCGCAAATTGCAACCGCTGTTACATCATGCTTAACAGCAACTGCAGCAACAGTCATGTGGATTTCTTCCGATTCGGTGCATTTGGTTCCGATAAATGACATTGATACCGCATCTGCATATTTGTCATCAATCTCAACAATCAGCTTTTTCATGATTTCCCTCCTGTTTTATTTCCATTAGTTTTTCCATGTACCACTCTGCCTTTTCTATATCTTCCGGTCCATTTTTCCGACTTGCACGAAAACGGTATTTATATACGTTGCACATACAAAAATGGCGAACAGCATCTACGCCAAACAATGCGATCATCTCATCAATGCACTCGTACTTTCCTTGATAGTGAAATGGATGATTCACATTATCCGGACTCGGATGAAGCCCGATACTTTCCTTACACATTTTCTCATTCACCACCTTTCAGTTCTTTCTGACAGAAACCAGAACAGCATATCCCTTCATCTGTTATCTGTATTGTTTTCTGCCCTGTATTCTCGCAAACAATGCCACCCTGTTTCTGCGTAATAACCGCAGCAGGTGTCCGGATGACTCTTGTGTTTTTGGACTGGTTTGCATATTTGCAGTTTACACAATCGTTCATTCTGCCTGTCCCCATTCAAAAATTTCTCCAGTTGGTTTCTCATTGCTCCACCGCAATTTTCCATCTCTTGTTGCAAACCAGATATTTTCTTTCGGAATCATTCCGAAAATCCCATACAACGCTTTTTCAATCTCACTTGCATTGTTAAAGTCACGAAATACATTCAACTCTGTCGGACGATCTCCGGTTCGATCTGTCAAATGATGCTCTTCGCAAGCCTGCAAAAAGGCATCAGTGTTAGAACTGTTCGTCTGTACCCATACGTCACCGGAAATAAACCTGTCCCAATCAAAAGCCGTTTCCGGTGCAGAACCCATACAATCAAGCAGCCGCTCCAAAGCCAATTTTGCACCAAAGGCAAAATCAAAAGCATCCTCCGGACAGCACCTTGCAATGCTTGCGTTTACTTTCTTGCCGTTAACATACTGTGTAGCCATCACTGCGTTCCCATTTTGCAAAATGACAACCTTTGTTTCTTTTTCAATCTTCATTATTTTTGCTCCTTTCATTGAACGGTTGAGGCAGTGACATCCAAGCCAACACCTCATAATTTTCGTCTTCATCAGTTATTTCAAGAATCTTTGAGTAATCCCAAAACTGCCAGTAGTTATTGCCACGCTGCCCATAGTATGTATTACTAAAATCCGTGCATCTGTTTCGGACCGTTATCAATACTTCAGTAAACAGCTTCGGAAGGGAATCTCTCACGCTTATCCAGCCCAATCTTCTATCCCTCCATATATGCCCTACTTTTTTCGCAGATCATTGCAGTACCTTTTCAAATCGATGGCATTCATCGTCAATGCAGCGTAGTACGGCGTAAGAATTTCACGCTCAATCGATCGAATTCTACCGATAGATTCCGGACTACCGTCATACTTTTCCAATGCTCTCCGATAAGCAGAGAATTCACTTCTCAGAATTTCTGCAGCCAAGCGAACATATCCATTGTCAACGGAACCACAGCTTTCCTTTGGGTCACAGTTGACGGGAGTTTCAATTCTCTCACGTTTTAGTTTCTCACGATACTGTTTTTGGTAGGAAAGTACCTCTTTCCGTCTCTGCTGGTATCGTTCTTTGCTACGTTCAGATCTGCAAGCTGCACAAATACGATGAATTTTTCTCCGTTCACCAGTTTGTTTGCTGCGGTCAACAAACTCCCAGAGTGGTTTTTCTGCACCGCATTGTCTACAGATTCTATTCATGTTGTAACCGCCTTTCTGCCATTACAGCAGTTCCTCATCCAAATCAATACCATACTTTTCTTTCAAGTATGTAAGACAGTCCAGCGTAGAATACTGATGGTTCAAAATCCCGACCCCGTCCATTAGCTTGAAATGGTCTTTTACGCCATCCAAAACAGACCGCAGTCGCTTTTCTCCAAATCCGAACTCTTTATTGAGTTCCACCATACAAACGGACATAAACTGGGGAAGAACATCTTGAATTACCGATTCATAAATCTGATCTTTCTTTTTCTGATATTCTTCCTCAACCCTTTGACGGATTTCGCTTTCTCCGATTGTGATAAGCCTTGCTTTCATTGTCCTTACGCTCCTGTTCCATTCTGCCAAGTTCCCGGTTCAGCTTATAGTCAATCATACTGTTCAGTGCATCACCGTAGCCATCTCGGACAAGGTAAATGCGAATTTGTTCCAAGGTAATCAGCAAATCGCCGGTTTCCTCCACGAGATGATTCATTTGCAGCGAATTTCCGGGATACCGTTTGATTTTCTGAACTGCTTGAATGAACTCTGCTGCCTCCTCAACAGTCTGCTCCAGTTGCCTTTCAAAAGTTCTGGCATCCGTTATTTTTGCAATCACGTGCATCTGTTCCGTTGTCATTTTTATTCATTCCTTTTCTGAGTTCTTGATACTGTTTGGCATAAGCCTTTCTCCGAATCCTCATACAAGCACCGCAAAACCTGCGGTCAGCTTTCACATGAATCAGAGGCTTGCCACACATTTCGCACCGTTTATCCGCCATTACATACGCTCCGGATTCAGTTTCTGCACGATTCCACCAGTGAATCGATTGACAAGCGTAATGTAATCTGAAGCCGAATTCCATCTCGCTACAAACCACTCGTTCGGATCAAGATGCAATTTCTGATACATAATGATTTTTTGCCTGCGTGTTGGTTTCTTTGATTTCATATCTCTCAACTCCCTGTATTATCAAAGGTTCAGTAAAGTCCGCCAAGGCCCTCTAAGAATTCTCGGTTTTCCGATAGCCATTCACTGGCTCGTTCTGGATTTCGATATTTGTGGTGTTGCTGACCTTGATTTTTTGCTTTCTGAATATCCTGCTGACACCATCGAAACAGTGTTGCATAATGATTGCGATAGTGCTTTCCAGTCGATGCCATGTAGCTGGATAAGCTGCTGATTGTCTGCGGCAATTGTGTTCCATACAGTTCTGACAGTCGAGCATATTCGTTCTCTGTCAGCTGAACATTCTGAAAATCACCGAATGTTTGCTTTTCCGAGCGTGCGTCCCCCTCACATAATTCAAAACCTATTGATTCTCTTGTAGTATTATACGGTCTGTTTTTTTGACTAGGGGCATTCCTCTTTTTTGGCTGAGGGCATTTCGTTTTTTTGACCGGCTGGGTAAATTTTTTAGGCCTTTCAGCCTTTGTTTCAACATTTTTTCCACAGCCGCTTTCCACTTTTTGTGGAGAAACACGCTGTTCGATTGCGGTTAAATTTACCCGATAATGATTTCGCAAACCACCGTCATCATCCCTTGTCTGACGTTTCAAAATATACCCCAGTTTTTCAAGCTTGTTCAGGGCATTCAAAACCGTCTGCTTGGTGCATCCAGTCGTTTCAGCAAGGTAGGCAAGACTGCCGGAGCACTCATTTTCACCGTTTTCGGAAAAGCCATAGATCACTGCGTACAGCTGTAAAGTTGTCCCTTTCAGCTTTAGCCGGTTAATCATCCAGCCGTAAACGGTATAGTAATTTCCGTCTTTCATCTTTCTTCATCCACCTTTCTGATTTGGAGTAATTCCACTCGTTCCTCATTCAGCAACTCATGAAACCGTTCACGAGCATCCTTTTCATTTTCTGCGAGTACCGTATAGATTCGCTCTACTCCCATGTCCGAAAGATAGCAGCAAAATTCATACTTTTCTGTAGCCCGCACAATAACCCTTTTGTTGTTCTCCATAGTGATTCACTCCTAACCATTTATTTTACTTTTCAAGATGAAAAGTAAGTTGGATGTCGCTGATACGCTCAACGACTCAGAAGCGTGTTGCAATCGCTATCTGCAACGGGAAGCATGATTTTCCAGTCATGAAAACGTGCAGCCACCAATGCACGGTTTTTAAGTCAGCCGACACCGTTGCTTTACATCCACGGTCTACGGATTGCTGGCAGGCTTGGGTCGGGATACGCTCCCGACGGGCATTGTTAGGTAATCACCTATGGCATTCGGGGAGGGTTAAACCCCGTGGGATGCAGTTCCATTTTCTTTCGGGAGGATACTGCTCAAAGCCTCCATTCGGTTCTTGTAAACGATAATCGGACTGCCATCGGCGTCTGCTTTCGCATATTCCACTTTTGTCGTAAGTACGCACTGTGACTGGCAAATGCTCTTTTGGCAAGTCACATTTTTACTGGGGTCACACAAGTATAACGCACTTTCTTTCTGATGCTCTTTCATGGTTTCAATCTCCCTAACTACAATCTTTTAACGATTACTGCCTAAAATTTAACGATTGCTCTTAAATTTTAACGATTGCTTTTTAGCAATCGTGGCTGGAAAATAAAAAATGCCTGTCCACGCAACGAACTGAATCGTTACGTGAACAGGCATTTGTCAAAAACCAGCGTATTTTCGGCACTTTTTCTGTTTGGATATAAAAAAAGCACTTAACCTTTAATACAAAAGGTTAAGTGCAGTTATGGAAAAACACTTAACCTTTGATACAATCATGCACTCCCTTTGCAGGGGGTGTGCAAACAGTACCGAAAGGGTGTGCAGTGGGTAACCACTGCCTTTGACAAACCCGGAACACCGAATTCATTCGTTTTGCTTGTAATCTATATTACACTATTTTTCTCGCAAAGTCAAGACAAAAAAGCAGATTTGTGTAATGTTACAAATCTGCTTTTCGTTTTATGTGAAAAATTAATAATGCTGCGATTCAGAATCAAACGGTTATTTCAGTACCGTTTTTAAACCGAAATTGCAATTCTCCCTTTTCACAGATGGTCACTGTTTCAATCGCAGTAAGCCACACGTCCGAACTGAAAACCTTAATCGGCTCTTTTCTCTTTTTTATCTGCTCCATGAAATCTTGGATCACAGTAGTTTTATTTATGCGGTCTAATTTTTCAGCCTGCAATTTCTGATATTTTGCTTTCAACGCCTCGTACTCCCGCTCATAGGATTGGTACTCCAGCGTATATTCTGGCTGCTTTTGAACCGTTCGACTATTGATCACAACCATTTCTCTTATGTTTTTTGTGATCTGCTTTTCCTCATCACCCAAAACACTCATTTTCGCATCCAAATCTGAACAGTCTGAAAAAGCACGCAGCAACATCTCGCAAAGACTCAAAACGCTCCCTTTATCAGTAAGCAGCTGATTATAGGCTTTCAAAAAGCCTTGCTTTATCGTGTCCTCATCAATATGCGGTGTTTTGCAATAACAATCATTCGTATATTTCTTGTTGCATCGCCATATCACACGTCTGTAACGGCTATTAGAGTGCCAAATCTTAGGACCGTAAAAACCGCCACACTCGCCACAGACGATTTTGGCTGTGAATATATTGCCGCTGTGATAGCGTTTTCCCAGTTCTTTTCTCCTTGCCATTTCCGCCTGCACCAATTCAAATTCCTCTGGTGAAATAATTGCAGGGTGGCTCTCTTCCACATAATATTGAGGCACCTCACCCTCATTCACTTTGGTCTTTTTCGTAAGAAAATCCACAGTAAATTTCTTTTGCAGCAGAGCAGAACCCTTGTATTTTTCATTGGTCAGAATGCTTTTCACCGTACTGAGATGCCATTGTTCTTTCCCAGATGGTGTCGGAATGCCTTTTTCAATCAAAATACAAGCGATTTTATATGGCGTCATGCCCTCCATAAACCAGCGATAAATACTGCGAACGATTTCTGCCTCCTCCGGCACAATTTCCGGCAAGCCATCTGCTCCTTTTCGATACCCCAGAAAATGCTTGTATGGTAGACTTACTTTCCCATCGGCAAAACGCTTTCTCTGCCCCCAAGTTACATTCTCCGAAATGGAGCGGCTCTCCTCCTGTGCCAGACTGGACATAATGGTGATCAACAGTTCACCTTTGGAATCCAGCGTGTAAATGTCCTCTTTTTCAAAAAACACCTCCACGCCTTTTTCTTTCAGTTTTCGCACCGTAGTCAAGGAATCTACGGTGTTTCGTGCAAATCGGCTGACTGACTTGGTGACAATCAAATCGATCTTACCGTCCAGAGCATCTGCCACCATCTGATTGAATCCATCACGATGCACTGTGCTGGTTGCACTGATGCCCTCATCGGTATAGACTTTGACAAACTCCCAGTCCTCACGCTCTTGAATATACTTGGTATAATAATCGACCTGTGCCTCGTAGGAAGTGAGCTGCTCCTCAAAATCTGTAGAAACACGTGCATATCCGGCAACTTTTCGCTTTACTTTCTGTGTTGTCGGCAGGTGCGTTTGCAGACTGATTGTTGGCGGTATTACAGTTACTTTTCGACCCATTTCTGATTCCTTTCTCGTGCGGCTTGTTTCATTTCCTCTGTCCAACTTTCTGCCCTTGATGGGTATTTCCAATGCCGTATATCAGATGTTCCATCGTGAAAGAAAAACTGCACCTCAAACGGTTTCGGAATCACAATATGGTGAATATTATCCCGAAATACAGCCGTATCAAATTCATCCAATTTAAGTACATCACAGATTAGAGCATATAGAATTGATTCCGGAATTTGCTTTGAACCGGGGCAGTACTTTTTTCCTCTCCTCAAAAAAGTGGCACACATCCAGATGATTCCTTGTGGGAGTTGTTTTCGTTGATAGTTCTTTCCGCATAATCCACAGGTAATAAGACCACTAAGCGGATAACGGTTTGTAGCACCATCATGGGTGTATTGCTCATGTCGCTGAGCCAATATAGCCTGTGCTTTGACAAACGTTTCAAGGTCAATAATTGGCTCGTGGGCTTCCTCTACATAATATTTTTGAAGTTCTCCCTGATTTCTCGTTTTTTTCTTTTCGATATGGTTATTGCGATAGTACTTTTGGAGCATGAGATTTCCGATATATTTTTCATTTGTCAGAATTTCACGAATTCTTGGGTTTGTCCACAGATTTCCTTGCCGAGTTGGTATTCCCATCTCGTTGATCTTATTTGCGATTCTCTGTTGTCCCATACCGGAAATATAATCTGAGAAAATCATGCAAACAAGTTCTGCTTCATTCGGTTCGATTTCCAAGACTCCCTCTGCATTTCTGCGATAACCCAAAATCGTAATACTACCGATTTTTCCAATTGAGAAATCCTTTCGGATTTGCCATTTTCGATTTTCACTGGCTGAATAACTCTCCTCCTGTGCATAGGATGCCAGAATGGAAAGCAGCAGTTCGCCGTCTGAACTCATGGAATGAATCCGCTGTTCCTCAAAATAGACATCAACGCCCAGCGATTTCAATTCCCGTACCGTTTCCAGCAGGGTAACCGTGTTTCGTGCAAAACGAGAAATAGACTTTGTCAGTATCAAGTCAATTTCTCCCTGTCTGCATCGGTTCAGCAACTTTTGAAACTCTGCCCGGTTTCCTTTTGTTCCGGTCAACGCCTCATCTGCATAAACACCGCAGAATAGCCATTCCGGATTACTCTGAATCAGCTGATTGTAGTAACTGACCTGTGATGATAGAGAATGGAGCATGGCATCCTTTCCGCTGGATACTCTGGCATAGGCTGCTGTCCGTTTCAACGGGAATTGCTTTTTCTGCGGAAATACAACTTTTTGTATCACTCGTGCCGTGATAACCTCCCCCTTTCCGATGACATATTACCGTATGATCGGACAAGAGTCAAGGAATATACTGCACGAGTTTATGCCGTATTCCTTGGCTAAGATGCCATGCACACGCCGATAATCTTCTTCTGTTATTTTTCGTTCAGCAAGAAGCATTTTCAAAATTTGCACCGCTGCTTTGTACTGCATGATCTTGTCCCAGACTTCTTCTTGATTTGCCGTAGCAGCTGCGTGAGCAGTACTTTCTGTTTTTGTTGCCATAACTTACAAACACCTTCCCACAAAATTGACAGGTACAATCATAATTTGCTTTCTTATTCAGCTTTTCTGAATTGGCATACCACCATTTCAAGCGACACGCATCTGAACAGAACTTCTTTTTTCGATGCTTGGGTGTCATCACTAAAGCAGCACCACAACAAGGACACACTGCTGTTTTTCGCCTGCAATAAGAGGCGATTGTATTTACAGACACCCCAAGAATGCCAGCAATTCTTTTGTAGCCGTTTCCTTGCTCTCGCAAAGTGTCAATTTGCTCTTTTTGACTCTGCGTCATTTCGGTTTCCTCCCGTATCTAAATTTTGTAGTGACCCAGAAAAGCTCACCATCATAAATACAGTCGAAAAAAGGGTCGAAAAATCGAACCCCCTCTTGAAAATTCAAATGAACGCAAAAAAAATCCCTGCACCGGAGTTTTTTCTCCGAATGCAGGGATTTCTTCTTGCCAAATAGGACAAAGCGTGATATAATAGTTGTAGCAGCAAAAGGCGGTGGCAAGTCCGCCCTTTGTTGTTTTGGTTCAAGGTCGGTTGATTTCAATCGACCTTATTTCTTTGCCTCTTTAATGACCTCGTCAATCAGTTCAAGGGCTTTTTCTTTGTTGTCACTCTCCAAAAGTGCTTTGATGGAAAGCAAAAGCGTCAAAAGTTCAAGCCGTGTCATGTCCTCTTTCATGCTTCCTCCTTTCTCGTCGCCCCGGTATTCGTGGCTAGGTTCTCCTCTAATCCTCTGTACACAGTATACCATAAGTTAAACCTATAGTCAAGACGATGTGGAGATGTTTGTGACTATACACAAACGGCTTTTTGGTGATTTGTGTAGTTTATAATTTTCCTTGAAAGTTGAAAATACGCAACACAAGATAGAATTAATATTGCTATCTCCTATTTTTTCAAATGATTTAATTTTTTCTGTAAAATAAAGATTATAGCGCCAACATATTCTCTTTTTTGAGAGTCAGTACTGTATTTAGATAGATATTTTTCTATGTATCTTATATTCCACTCCCCACTCTTTCTTCTGGATAATTCTCTAATAACTGCACTTATTGCTTCTTTACGATTGCCTTGAAGAGTTGGTTCATTCAAATTAAGAGTACAATTTAGATCTTTGTTAAAATCTTGGCAATCGGAAAATATTGTTCCATCCATTTTATATTTAATTTGTCTGATATCGCTCTCACAACTTGGATTTATCTTAAGAAGTTGATCACCTTTTCTATCATCACAAGTTTTTTCTTTTTCTCTTTTTTGCCTTGTCCTTTTGCAAACTGCAAAAAGGTTTCGATAATCTAAAGAAAGAGACATATTTCCGTTCGGTCCATTCCTGGGAATATAATGTTCAATTGTTGCCCCTTGGAGTTCAATTCTGCTCATACAATAGGCACAAAGTCCACCCTGTTCTTCAATCAGTATTTTTTTCAAGTCAGTTTTTTCTTTTTCATGTAGTTCATCATAATTAGCGTATGCTTGCTTCATTTTAAAAAAAACACTAGGAATATTCCTTTTATTGATAAAAATCATAAAGTTGGCCTCAATCTTTCATAAAATCCAGTGCCACTGCACCAGAAATCACATCGTTGTTGTGATTCCCAAGCAAATTACGAAGTTCTGCTAAGATTTTTTCTGCTGTTTCTAGATCATCGTTATCCAAACAAGTGTTAAATTGAACCAACTTTTGCTCTATATCATCTGGTCTTGCCGGAGTTCCCATAATTTCAAATAAAACAGAATTGACATCTTTTCCATATACTTCATATTGACATGAATAACATTCTTCTCCATTTAAAATTAAAAGCTGTTCTTTTTTCGCAGATGAAATAACTGATGGAGAATGCGTTGTAACGATAAATTGCACACAAGGAAAAATTCTATGCAAAGTTTTTAAAATGTTTTTTTGCCAAACCGGATGCAGATGCAAATCAATTTCATCTATTAATATTATACCATTTGTCTTTTTCAACACATCATCAAGATACTGTGGATTTAGCAACGCCATTCGGTAAGCAATATCTGCAACAAGACTAAGTGTGTTGCGGTAACCATCACTTAATTCATGAAAAGGATGTTTGTGCCATTCTCCATTTTCATTACAATATTGAATCTCCAATTGATGTGAACGGATATTAAAATAAACTTTTACATCGTTATCTTTCGTTCCACTTTCGGAATAGCATTCTTCTATAGCTTTTTTTACTGCAGATAATTCTGGTAAAGTTCTCTGCTCTTGAAGTTCGATTAAAGTCATTTTTTCAAACCACTTGAGCATTAACTTTTCATTCGACATTGCTGAAAGGCAGTCGGTATATCCTTGAAATCGATTCACAATCTGTATCGAATTATCCTGTCTTTCACGTTTCTGCATCCAGAGTCTTCCTGTGCTGTAATAAGAAATCAGAGGAAGAGCAACATTTTTATCGCCACATCTAATTTTCTTTTGCCAATCAGCTGATATTTCTCGAATTGCCAATGCTTCACCTGTTGTTGTTTTTCCATTTTCCTTAAGCAGTTTTCTTGACCATTGTACAGACTCGCTATTCATACTGCCAACACAACTAATGGAAACAGGATACTGTGGTTGACGATCAATCGTACTTCCTATTTCATAAGATATCACGTGAGCATCTTCTTTTTTTATACTTGGTGCAGAAATACCATCGATGCTTAATAGTAAGCTTCCTATACCAATTGAAATTGCATCTAAAATTGATGTTTTACCGACACCGTTATTTCCAATAATAACATTTATATCGGGCTGAAATTCTGTCTCAATTTTTTTAAAGCATCTGAAATTTTCAATACAAATTTTATTCAACTTCATCTGAGCCACCTCCTCAACCTTTCATATGATATATTCAACATAACTTATAAAATTATTCATTCCATTTTTTACTTCTGCTACGCAAGTGCTAGCATTAATAGTAACATGAAAAAGCAACCTTAGAAATGAATTTAAGCCGATTCATTATTGCTCATTATAGCACAGTTTAAAATGGTTGTCAAATAAAATTTTGCCTATTAAACTAATAAAAAGGTATTTCTAAATACTAAAATTTATAATTGTTTTTGTTGCATCTTATTTGTTCAATTTCTCGTCAATACTGGCAACGTGCTGCAAGATTTGCTGGAGTGTGTCACTATCGTTAGTGCCTTTTTTCGTGTCCTCATTCGGCTTGTCTGTAGTAGTTGCATTTTTTGAAAATTCATTCAGCCCAGAAGCCTTGATGATCGCCGGATAATCCTGGTACGCATAGTCCAGATCCACCTCGCCGACAATGCCGGAAACGCTGCCTTTCCAGCTGTACTGCCACAGCCCATAATTCCCGGCATAGGATGATTTGCTCACATCTACATGAGACAGAAACACGTCATATCGGCTCTTTATATCGTCCCCGATACAGCTTTCCAGAGCCGACTTGAACGTATAAATCGCCGCATAATACCCGGCAGATTCCAACGCACTGCAAAACGCCTGACACAGGGCATCTGCATTTTGCAGACTTGCCTGTTCTTCGATGTCAAAGGCAATGGGATACTCGAACTGCTTTCCAGCCAGAGCAGACAGGCACACAGCAGCCTCCTGCTCCGCTTCTGCGGCAGTTTTGGCGTAGCTGTACCAGTACGCACCGCAGGGGATTCCAAGCCGTTTGCATTCGCTGTAGTTCCGTTCAAACTGCACATCGATCTGACTGGATTCTTTCCCGAAACCTGCCCGTAAAATCGCAAAATCCACCTGCCCGGATGCTTTGACTTTTTCCCAGTTGATTACGCCCTGATGCTTGGAAACATCAATCCCTTTTGCCACAATTTCAGATGGTTGCGGCTGTGCTTTTGCAATGCCGAAATAGCGGTAGAAATCGCTTGTCACCGTGTTTGTGCCTTTGATTTCATCACCATACCATTTTGCCCCTGTTCGCACATCCAGATGCACCGAAGTATAAGCACCGGTGATATTGGCAATGCCGCTGAAACCCAAATCCTGAGCCTTACAGCACACCGTCTTTGCTGAAATTATGTTGCCAGACTTATCGTAGCACACCACGTCTGCCGCTGTGCCTTTGGTGTGCTGCCCGGTACTCGTACCGCCTACCGCTTTATCATGCTCAGGACAACGGTAACCGCTGTTGACGATGATCTTGCCGCAGTCCAATGCTGCATACAGCTGTTCCAGCTTGCTCACCAATTCATCCGAAATCAAAAAGTCGTGGCTTTTACCGCATTTACAACGGAATTCACGAGCGTTGAAGTGCTCAGTCAGTTGGGTGTTGTCCGTTGCTGAAAAACTCTTTACTGTCATATAAAACGACTCCCTTCTACAAAAAAAATACTTTTGAAAAAATCGAAAATTCGCTTGACTTTTCCACGAAAACGTGGTATAATGTAATTAAAGAAAGGGGGAAAGCAAATGCGGACAGGCGAATTAAAAAAGAAACTTCGCAAAGCCGGATGCTACAAAATCCGAGAGGGCGGAAACCACGAAATCTGGTACAGCCCCAAAACAGAAACAGCATTTTCTGTTGGACGGCATGACGGACAGGAAATCGCAACCGGAACCGCAAACAAAATCCTGAAGGATGCGGGGCTGAAATAAGCCCCGACCCTACGGGGTTTTCAAAATGACAAGAAAGCGAACCATTCGCTTTCCTTGTCAACTTTTCAAATCCGCATTTGTACCCCCATTCAAAAACAAAAAGGAGCTGGTAAAATGGCGAAATACGTTTACCCTGCAGTCTTCACAAAAGAGGAAAACAACGCTTATTCGGTTGACTTTCCGGATGTAGAAAACTGTTATACGTGCGGAAATTCTTTGGTGAATGCAATGGAAATGGCATCTGATGTCTTGGCAATGATGCTGTGTTTCAGAGAAAAGGAAAAGAAACCAATTCCGGTCGCTACTCCGATCAAAGAAATTCAAACAAATGCAGACAGCTTTGCAACCTTGATTCTTTGTGATACGACCGATTATCCTCTCGTGGAGTGTGAGCCGAATGCAGAATAACATCAAGAGAATACGGGAACAGAACGGCATTACTCGAAAAGAGTTAGCCGCTCTTTCCGGCGTACACTATAAGAAAATTACAGACTACGAAAACGACTACATCAAATTTGAAAATATCACAATCGGGAATCTGAACCGTATTGCAACTGCCCTCGGTGTTACACTGGATGAACTATGTAGAGAAGATTCCGAAAATCAGTAAAACAACTACTATAGAAAAATGCGGTATGCCAAAAACGACATACCGCATTTTTCATTCTTTTTCTTCTTTCTCGGATTCTAAAGCTTTTCGGAGCAAGCGTTTGATTTCCGTCTGCAAGGCTTTTCCCTCTAAGGCATCCAGAATATCCTTATCGCTTTTTCGATTCAGCTTCAAACCAATGAAACGTGTATTTTGCTTATCATACTTTTCTTGGGGTGTCAAAAAACCACTCCTAAAATTTTTTCTTGCCAATTCGGGCAAAACGTGATATAATTGTTGTAGCACGAAAAAGCGGTGGCAAGTCCGCTCTTTCTGTGTTTCCGTTGCCGACTGTTTTTCAGTCGGCTTTTTCTTTTAGCCCTGAAGCATCTGTTTCAGCTGTTCAATAATGGCTTGCTTTTCAGCCTCGGTTTTCGCATCCTCTAACTGCTTGATTAAAAGCATAATAAAGGATTTGAACTGCAAATCCGTCATTCCCATTTCCTCCATATGTGCCTCCTTTCCATATCCGCTTGCCCGGTATTCGTGGGTGGTTTCCCAATCCACTGTAATCATTATACCATAGGTTTAACCTATAGTCAAGGATTTTTTCTGGAAAGTGTGATATTTGTCGGAGTACACAAATTCGGTGCTGCTTTTTGTACGATAGCAATACCGTTTTCAATTGTCAAACAGCAGTACTACTCCTTGATTTCAGGTAATCCAGCCACGCTGGTCAGTACAGATAAAATGCCCGCCAGAAGTGCGGTACTGCCAACTACAAGCCAATTAACATCCTGCATGGTTGCTGCCACACCAACGGTCGCTATTGCTGTCTGAGCAATGGTTTTGATTGCTCGAATAACAGCAGCTTTCGTCCACTGTTTCCAATCTCTTTTCATACGGTTTCTCCTTTCTCGGTTGGCAGTGCCATGAATTCCTCGTGCAGATGTGTCATCACACCGTTGCCACCGAGTTCATGATACTGCCGGTACATATTTTCATAGTTTTCTTTTGCATAGATGGGTGCAAATCCGGCTTCAATGTACTTGTTATAGCAGTGTAACATCCGGTCACGCAGCAATGCCTGTACACCGTATTCCAAAGCTTTCTGATGGCTGTCCTGCTTTTTCATTCGAGATAAGATTGCTCGTGTGCCAATACCCAGAATGCCAGTTGCGGACAGAACAGAGATTGCAACCGTGATAATTCCTTGAATCACACTGCTTCCTCCGTTTCTTTCACATCATTCGTTTCTTTCTCTTCTTTCACATCATAATCACCAGAAAGCAAAACGAGCATCTCCGGTGTCAAGTCGCCGGATGCGAAAATTTGATACTGTCCATTTTCAAGCTGCACTGCTTGAATTTTTGCATTGCCCCAGTTACTTCGTTGGATTGCTTTTCCGACTTTCAGCTGCTCTACTGCCTCAATAATATTCATTGTATTTTCCCCCTTACAAAATTGTGATAGATTGAATCAGCGGGTGGCTGTTATTGCTCCGCCCTACCCACACCAAATAATAAGTACCTGCAGTTACGTCCTCGCATGGGGTCAATGTTGTGATGTAGTCCGTGCTGTACAGCCACTGCAAAGGCAGGTCAATATAACTTCCCTCTGTTTGTGCTTTTTCTAAAATATCTGACGCAGTTCCAGTATCTGACTGTACTAATCGCATGATGCCAGTTTCCGTACTATACGCATGAAAACGAATTGCAATTTGCGAAGCAGATGTAATCTTTAATGGTGTTGTAGAACAACTATAGCAACTGTAATCCCACCCGAAAACGTCCGTGCCATAGTTCAGTGCATAGTTGTTTTTTTCGCTACAGAATGCGGAATGCTCAGTTACGAAATCTGACAAGCCATAAACCATGTCATTATAGGACAGATAGATTCCTTCTTTGTGATTTGCATCATACACAATCGTTTTTTCGGTCGATGATCCACTGGGTATCAATCCTACTTTCTGAACAAGCAAATTCAGCTTTTCATCTGCGGTTGCAATGATACCATGGGAAACCAAATGTCCTGCCAGCAGGTCACGCTGGTGGTTGATTGCTGCGATATACTGTGCAATTGTTGCCATTACTCCGTCACCTCCACAATATCAGCCAATGCAGTCTGAATATCTCCCAAAGACTGCTGAAGTGCATAGATCTGTGCAGGGAAAGTATCATGGATATTTGTAATGTCCGCAGGACTGATACTGTTCAGACTTATTATATTGGTATGAATGTGCTGTGCCGACCAGAGTGCCTTCCATTTTACATCTGTGATTTCATTTAAAGTAGCTATATTTTCGTGGGTATGCGATTTATCTTCCAGATGTGTGATGGAAAGTGTGTGCTCCTGCAAGGTATACGTCAGACTGTCGGACAATTCCTGCACTTTTTCATCCACATAAACCGTCTTTGCATATGGTGTAAGATCTACGGCTGCACCCTCTGTTAATGTCACTGTAGTTGTACCACTTTTATCTGTAATGGTGATTGTGATAACACTGCCATCCTTCACAACATTCGCAATCGGGGAAAAGCCGTCTTTACCAGCTACGCCAGCATCTCCCTTTTCACCTTTTTCTCCGGGAACGCCCTGCAGCCCTCTATCTCCGGGATCACCTTTTTCGCCCTTTGGACCTTGTTCTCCCTGCTGACCCGTTTCACCCTTTTCGCCTCGCTCGCCCTGCAATCCGGTGTCGCCCTTTTCACCACGCTCACCAGTATCACCTTTTTCACCTTTCAAGGATAAAAGCCATTTTTCCTCGGAGTCTTCGTAGCCATGCTCCACTGCAATTGCATATGCTGATTTTCCATCTGCACCATCTTGACCGGGATTTCCTTTGGCTCCTGTATTGCCTTTTTCACCTTTATCGCCTTTATCGCCTTTCAAGGAAGAGAGCCAGTCTGATTCAGAGCCTTGATAACCTTGTTCTACTGCGATTTGATATGCAGATTTACCGTCTGTCCCTTTTTCTCCGTTTGCACCATTATGAAGAGTTGCAGAAGTTTCACCATCGGCATCGACAATGGTAATTACAACACCCGACTTCATTTGTTCTGCCTTTACTTTTGGGGAAAATCCATCTTTTCCATTTTGAAGTCCAGCTGCCTTTTCGTCCAGTTTTTTCAAAAGCTGCGTATACAGATCCGGTGTAGGCGGAATTGGCGTATCCCCATCTGCAACAAACCCAGATGGTCGAATGTGAAGAGTTACTGGTACGGTTGTTGCACGCAGTGTAGTATCGCTTTCTGCATCGTAGCCAAACAAGCTCATTTTCACCGCACCGGGATGCAGTTCGGCAGGCAGCAAGCAGGTTGTTCCGTCTATGCCAAGCACCACGTTGTATGTTTCCTCACACTGCGTGAACTGCACCACCTTGTGCAGCGTTTTCCAAGCCCCATCGAACACGAACTTCACCGAAACAAATGCGATCTGGTCAGAGGCAATGACCTCTCGCTCCAGTGCTTCGATTTTTTGCTGTTTCACTAAAAATTTCATCATCCGTTTTTCACCTCGTTCCACACATTATTTTCAGGATCATATTCCAAATAGCCGTCTACACACTGGATCTTTTTCAGATAATTGTTGTAGGAATGTTCTCCGGAAGACATCCAGTTGACCGGTTTGGTGATGGCGTTCCACTGAGCGATCGTTCCTTCATATGTGATGGCTGTTAGACTTTCACAGTATGTCAGCATATTTTCCCCAAAGGTTCTGCAATTCGCAGAAATGGTAAGGCTGGACAATGCTGTACATCTTGTAAACGCAAAAGCACCAATGGAATCACACGCAACACGAGCAGTCTTCAGCTTTGCACAGCCGCTAAAAGCATACTTTCCCCACGTTTTCACGCTGGCAGGCACAGTGACTTCTGCAATGGCGGTGTGATAAAAGGCATATGACTGGATCGCAGTAACTGCCTGCGGAATGGTAACAGAAGTCAGACCGGCGGTATAGCCGATTGCAGCATCTTCCTGTGCAAAAGCGGAATCACCAATGCTGGTCAGTGTAGCTGGAAGAGATACCGTTTTCGCATTGGCACAATGATAAAACAAACGGTCACCCAGACCAGTAATGCCATTGCTGAGTACGATTTCCTTGATCTGGTCGTTTTGATCAAACACAGAATCATGAGAGGTATAATCGTAGGTTGCACCCGTGCCACGCAGCAGCAGTTTGCCGTTGTCGTAGAGAACATAGTAGATGTTTTCACCGCACTGTCCGGTTGCTAGGATTTCGCCTGCCGTCAAGTCATCTACCTTGGTCTGCAGTTCCGAAATCTGACTATTCATCGCATCCAGTCGCTTTTGCAGTTCGTCCAGAGATGCTTGATTCTCTGTCATTTTCGAGAGCATCTCTGTTACTCTGCACTTACCAAGAATACACTTGCAGTATCCGCATTTGCTTTCATCCTCCCGATAATCAATCACATCTTCTGCTGTCAATTCTGTTGCTCCGGCTCGCAGTCGAACTGCTGCCAAGGTCAAATAGGTGGTCACATTATTGTTGGTGAACGAAGGAATGACGGGTTCGGTGGCAGCGATTCCAGGCTGAATGCGAAGACCGCAGGTTCGTGTGGAAAGGTCACAGAACAGGGCAATGACCACATAGCGATCCAGCGATTCATCTACATAAGAAGCACAATCAACAGTATGCAGCGTATCACTGATGAGATAATGCCCGTTGATCCACGCCTTGCCTGTACCGAATGTAACAGATAAACTTTTAACTGTTGGTGCAAAACACTGCCGGTATGTATCCAGAATCCCATTGCAAATTAAACTGGACAAATATGCCGTGAAATCTTCTGCGGTATATACCCGGTCAAGATTCTGTGCGTTAAAAAATCCATAGGAAAAAGACATATGAATATCACTCCGTTTCTTTGAAAGTCGGGGTCAGACTTCTACCGTTCTGGTCGAAACTCTCCACCATGCCAATCAGCTGGATTCGAGGTTGAATCAAGCCGAATCTTCTCTGTTCCACAGTCACATAGTCGCCCACAAAGTAATCCTTGTTGTACTGATACTGGGTCGAAAAAGCAGCGATAGCGGATTCCGATGCCGTTTTTGGCTGCACCAGATGCTCTGCACCGCTGCTTTTCAAAATTTCTAAATATTCCGCATCGGTCACATCTTCTTCCTGTGCCGTGTTTCGTTCGTCTACATACACCTCATAGCGGTCAAGATAAGTCGGCTCTGTACCGGAACAGAAGGTCGTACGTTTTCTGGCACTGCCCTCACCGCAGCCCAGCACATAGGCGAAGTTTTTCTGCACCGCATCGTCCGCCGCATAGGAAAAGGACAGCAGATTGTTGTACGCATCGGAGAATACAATGTGGGGATTTTCATCCTGCAACAAACTGCGGTCTGTTCCGGAAAACAGATTGCATTTCAGTGCATTTCCATCCAGACGCACATTTGCCGAACCACCGATGGTTTCACAAAGGCTGTACAGCCATTCTAAGATGTTATCATAGCTGACCTGCATTCGTGCGGTTTTCTGCCAGCAATCGCCGGACACTATTCCCATGGAAAAACCGGGCAGATTGCGGATTCCGGCGGAGATCACATTGCGGGACAGCACCTTGCGGACGATGTCCTCATAACTGCCGTTTGCGGTGATGGTGGGATAGATGATTCTTCGTTCCAGCAGACAGGCAAGAAACCGTCCGGTGACTGTCAGATAATCGCCTTTCTCGGCATCGGTTTCCAATTGCAAAGACTCAATGATGCCGAAGTGCTGTGCATCATCACTCCTCGCCACAATTCTGCCACGCTGAAAGATGGATACATTCTGCGGACTGGCAGCGATGTACACCTCAAAGCAACCGCACTGGTAGAACTCAATGTCCCACAGAAGCGAAGAATAGCTGTCGCAGATGGCTTCCAAAGAAATGGAAATACGGTTTTCTTCTGCGATAAGATTGTAAATTTCCAACTGCATTTCTCACACTCCCAGATAAGAATTGCGGTGCATCAAAGTCACACGCAGTTTTTTCACACCACGAACTGCCTCGACCCGAAAGATATTTGTGCCTTCCTTCAAGGTCAGCCAAGTCGAACCGGAAACCAGCCGGTTCAGGATATTGCTGTCCACGCCGTTTCTGGTCAAGGTGACGGTCTTGTTTCCAGTTTTCGTGGTAACCGTAATGACATCACCGGTCAGAATATCGCCTTTGATTTGCAGATACTCGCCGTTTTCATTATAGATGGTCGGTGTCACTGCCACCACTTCCTGCGGAATGTCGCTGGGCAATGCCTCAATTCGCAGTGTGAATCCGGTTTCATCTCCGTCATTGGTAATGGATAAGGCATCACTATTGGAATACACACCCAAAGGAAACGGAGCATCGCTCTCTGGAAAGGGAAAGTGAAATGCTCCGGTGATGCCGCTGTAATAGGCATAGAAAATATCCCGGCTGTACCAGTAAATATCCGGACAGAGAATGGAGATCTGCCCGCTGATCTGCTGCTCAAAATGCTCTACCTCGCAGGTTTCTACATACCCCTCGGCATAGACATCGATGTTCGCCGTCTTGTACCAGATCTTGATGTATCGAGACGGCTTGACCACATGATACAGCTGATGCCGCCGTTTCTCGATCCCAATGCCACGCATGGCAAAGGAAATGACCACGTTTCGTTTTTCAATGAAAGCGTTGTTGAGGTAGCTGCCGTTCATGCCAGCATAGCTTGAAGTGGAAATCGTCCCAGCTGGCGGATTCAGACCTTCGATTTTGGAGGTCATGTATTGATTGGCGGTGGAGGTCATATCTAATCGTTCACCGTTTTCATTTTCTAAAACCAGAGAAAAATACATCACACACCCCCATTACACATTCAACGCATTCCGTGTCAACCGATAAATCTCCAACCGTGACAGTGCCTTCGGCGATTGATTGGTCTGATTCACCGTTTTCCGGTTGTCGGTATTGTAATAATTGTTCACCGTTCCACCGGAACTGTCGGGCAGCATTGCTCCGGAAATCCCATGCAAGCTGTAATTCAGATCAGAATCCATGGTCAGCTGCATGGCTTTCGCCACACCGCCTACGGCTTTCTCCACATACTTCTTGCTCTTGTCGATGCCCTCTGCCAGCCCTTTCATAAAGTCCGGCATCCAACTCTCGTAGTCCGTCAGTGGTCCTTTGTCCGGTACAGAGAAGTGCAGGAAATCCCGAATGGTATCGGCAACATTGGTGACGCAGTCCGCCAGCCAGCCGATGGCACTCTGAATGCCATCAATGATTCCCTGAATGATATCCCGTCCCCAGTTCCAAGCATCGGAAGCCAATCCCCTGATATATCCGACAGCCGCCTCGAATCCACTTTGAATGGTGGACTGGATACCGCTGATCTTATCAGAAACTGCAGAACGAATGTTGTCCCAGATGCTGGACACCGTAGAAGAAATGCTCTGCATCACGTTGGAAATTGTACTCTTAATGCTGTTCCAGATGTTAGATACCACCGATTGGATGGCGTTCAGAACATTGGAAACCGCAGAACTGATCTGATTCCAGATAGACGATACCACAGAAAAAATGGCATTCATCACACTGGAAATCGTACCGGAGATGCTGTTCCAGATGGAAGAAACCACATTCCAGATCGCAGACAAAACAGACGAAATGAAACCAGATACCGCATTCCAAACCGTAGTCACCACATCTTGAATTGCCGTTAAGACCGTGGAGATTGTATTGGAGATGGCATTCCAGATGGTTTCAAAGGTCGTTCGGATGCCCTCTAAAATGGGTGTTAAAAACGCCACGATTGCATTCCAAATGGCACTGATCTTCTCCGAGATCCAGTCCATCACTCTGCCTACAACAATCTGAATGGCTTCAAAAATCGTCTGAAACAGATAGCCGAATGCTGTGATCAGCGGTTCTAAGGTGGTGTAAATGGCATTCCAAACGGTCGTAATGACGTTATAAATTGCCTGAAAAACCGTAGAAACCACGTTGTAAATGGCATTGAAAATCGTGCTGAAAAAGTTGTAGATCGCTGTAAAAATCGTGGTGAAGAAATCCCGAATCGCCGTAAATACAGTCGTTGCCACCGTCTGAATGGCAGTGACAATGGTGGTGAAGGTATTGGAAATGGATGTCCAAGTGTTGACGAAAAAGTCCCGGATTCCGGTAACGATTCCCGTGAAAAAGGAAGCAATGCTGTTCCATGTGTCCACGAAAAATGTTTTGATGGAAGTCCAGACTTCGTTCCAACTTGTGCCGAACCAGCCAAGCACCACATCTGCAATGCCTTTCAGGGTATTCATGATATTGCGGAACGTGTTGACAATGAAATTCCAGATAGACGTAAAAATCCCCTTGATGCCGTACCAGCACTGCTCCCAGTCACCAGTAAACAGACCGATCAGAACATCCAGCAGCCCCAGAAGAACGCCAGTAAACTCTGAAAAGATGTTGGAGATGTTTTGAAAGACACCTTCAAAAATAGGAGCCAGCAGATTGCACAGCCCGTCCCACGCTGCTTTCAGCACATCGGTGAAACTCTCAAAATCGAATCCCAGAGCATTTAGCCGGTCAGTGATGCCCTGTGTCAATCCAGTAAAGATGCTTTTGATTTGCTCCCAGATGGCGATGATATTGCTTTTGAATTCGTCATTGGTTTTCCAGAGATGCACAAAGGCAGCCACCAAAGCGGCAACAGCTGCGATAATGGCGAGCAGCGGACCTAATGACACGCCCAACGCTCCGGTAATGGCTCCAATGCCACCTTGCACAGTAGAGAAAAGGGCAGGCAGTTTGGACACTGCGGAAAAGACCGTCCCCACGCTGGAAATGGTTTTTCCCAGCACCACCAGCATCGGACCCAGAGCAGCAGCCACCAGTGCAATTTTCGCAATGGTTTCTTTGGTCTGCGGGTCTAATTGATTCAGCTTGTCCACCAGTTCCTGAATACGGGAAACAATGGAGCGAATGGTAGGCATCAGAATATCACTAAAACTGATTGCCAGTTCTTCCAGCTGGGACTTCAAGATGGTTACTTGTCCGGCAAGGTTATCCTGCATGACCGCCGCCATTTTTTCAGTTGTGCCATTGTAGCCGTCTACCGTATCCGAACAGGTGTCAATGGCATTGGACAGCTTTTCAAAGTCCGCCGGGGAGCCATTGATGATCGCCAGCATACCGGACATGGCCTCTTTGCCAAACAGTGAGGCAGCCGCCTGTGCCTGTTCTGCCTCAGAAAGTCCGCCCAATTTCTGTCGGAGTTGTTCCATGAGTTCCCGCAGAGAATACATCTTGCCGGAACTATCCGTCAGAGAAATGCCGTACTGTTCCATGGCAGATGCTACCGTGCCTGTCGGCTTTGCCAGATTGGTGATAGCGGAACGCAGTGCTGTACCAGCCTGTGAGGATTTGATACCGGCATTCGCCATCAAGCCGATGGCGATGGCAGAGTCTTCGGCAGAATAGCCCAAAGAGCCCAGTACCGGAGCAGCATACTTGAAAGTTTCGCCCATCATGCTGACGTTGGTATTGGCATTGGAACTTGCAGCCGCCAGAATATCCGCAAAGTGTCCGCTGTCCGAAGCAGACAAACCGAAAGCGGTCAGAGCATCCGTGACAATGTCCGAAGTAGATGCCAAGTCTTCACCACTGGCGGCGGCAAGATTCATGATGCCTTCGATACCGCTGAGCATATCGTTGGTTTTCCAGCCTGCCATCGCCATGTAGTTCATAGCTTCCGCAGCCTCACTTGCAGAGAACTTCGTTTTACTGCCCATTTCACGTGCTTTTTCCCGGAGAGCATCCATCTCTGAACCGGTCGCACCGGACACCGCTGCCACCTTTGACATGGCGGAATCGAAATCCGCACCAGTTTTCACGGCAATGGTTCCCAGAGCCGTGACACCGGCAGTGACCGGCAGCAGCTTTTGTCCCACACCGGAGATCTTGTCCCCGGCGGACTGCAGCGTTTCACCCAGAACGCCCATCTTTTCCAAGGCGGTGTGAGAATTGTTTGCTTCTGTGGTCAGGCGTTTCAGTTCGTTTTCGGTTTCGATGATTTCACGCTGCAAAGCATCATACTGCTGCTGGGAAATTTCGCCGTTTGCAAGAGCAGTGTTTGCCTGTTCTGCGGCAGTTTTTAGTACTTCCAGCTTTTCTTTGGTAGCTGTCACCGCATCGGCGAGGAGCTTATGCTTCTGCGAGAGCAGTTCCGTGTTGGAAGGATCGAGCTTCAGCAGCTTCTGGACATCCTTTAACTGTGTCTGCGTGCCTTTGATGTCTTTGTTGACACCTTCCAGTGCCTTGGACAGCTTGGTGGTATCGCCGCCGATTTCTACGGTGATGCCCTTGATTCTATTAGCCATACAATCTCACCCCCTTATCAAAATTTATCGAAGTCACTCTGATCCGCTAACATATGATATTTGTATTCGTCATTCTCCCGTTCGGTGAACATATCATTCACCAGACCAATGGTCAAAAAATCCAAATCGCTCATAGACAAGCCCAGCTGGACACACCGCAGCAAAAAAAGCGGTGTAGTCATCGGTCGGTCAATCGGGCGATGTTTTTTTTACCGGTTACCTGCGTTTCTACATTCAAGCCCCAGAGGTCAATCAGCTGTGGCAGGATTTCGTAAATGCTGAACGTGTTGAACTGTTCCAGCCATTCATCCGGAGAAGCCGGAATGGCTGCATCGGCGTGTTTTGCCATGATATAGGCGATGTTCTCAAACACCTCAAGGCTCTCGATGTCCAGTGCAGAGGATTCCTCTGTATTTTCTCCCACAGACTTTTGCAGTGCTGCAAAGTCCTGATAAATATCTCTGCGAAATTTCAAGCGATACAATCTGGGAACTGCTGCACTTGCCTTGAACGGCACATCAATACCATCAATGGTGATGTTCTTCTGAATTGCCATACTGCACCCTCCTTACGCTTTCACAGATGCTGCGGATGCTTTACCACTCTGTATAGCGGCAGCCAGATTTGGCATATATACCGCCTTGTACCAATTCTCATAAATCTCGGCATCCGTTTTCTCACAAGTTTTAGTTTTTACCAAACCACTGTTCAATGCCGTTGCGGTCAAAGACAGCGTTTCCGTTTTAACTTCCTTTTCGTCCTCGATGGTGCTGGATTCTGTTGCCGGACGAGAAGCAGAACAGCAGAACAGACAGTGCCGAATTTTATTCTTATCGCCGCTGAATTCAAACAGCAGGGCAAACTGGGATACTTCTGCAGTATTGGTTTCCGTGAGAACGCCCTTTTCATCCAGCTTCTCACCGAGAATGTCTGTCGCAAACTCAAGCGGAACCAATGCGATTTCAAGATCGCCGGTGTAACCAGAGTTATTGTTGATCACATAGTACACACCATCGTCAGCGTAAAAATTGGATGCTTCACCTTCTGCATCGATAGACAGCGACACTGCACCGGGAATGCGAACTGGCTTTGCAAAAGTCGGTACACCTTCTTCATCATAAGAAGTGATTTTTGCATAGTGAACTTTGTTCAGACCGAACTTTACCTTGTTTTTCTCCATTGCCATATAGATCAAACCTCCATCTCATAGAGCACTTCATACAATTCTTCCGAATCAATGAATAGTTCTGTTTTTGTGTAATAAATTTCATGCTGGGCAAGCACTGCCTCCACTTGTTCTTCCAATTCCGGCAGTTTTTTATCCGTGTACAATTCAATGTCCAGCTGTTTGCAACTGAAATATGCCACATTATCTGCAGAAAATGGATTCTCTCCAGGAGAGAGAAACAACAGAAAAGGCGGTGCAGGACTTTCGCCTTCCGCATAATGATGATAGGCGAAAGGCAGTCCCATTTCCTCCATCATTTCTGCGATTTGTTCGTAGGTCATGACAAAGCCCCCTCAATCAAATGCTCCAGCAACTGCACACCGTTTTCTTCCGCAGGAGCAATATGCGGTTTGCCGGATACCCGACCACCGCCACGCTTGGCATGGCCTTTCTCCAATAAATGTGCCAGTTGGTAACGATTCTTACTGTGGACAGTCATCTCCAAAGAGTGACTGTTTTCGCCAGTCTTTTTCGTTGCCCAGCTTTTTGCATATTTTCCGGTATCCTTCGGGGCATTGGCGGAGATCTCGTTTTTCACTTGCGTGGCGGTTTTCCGGACAGCCTTTTTCATGGCAGTATCCGCAAGGTCTGCATATTCCTGCAAGCCCTGCATGATTTCCGCTGCAAGATTGTCAATACTGGTCATTTTGTCCTGCCTTTCTGGCTTCTGCAGCAAGTTTCAGATAATCCTTGTGCAGATAATCCGGTGTAACACTGGTGATGTTGTATGTGACATCCCGAAACAAGATTCGGTTGCCTGTTACAGACGGCATCCAGTTTCGACTTTGCCGAATGAGGAATTCCAATGTCTGTGTTTCTTTGGTCACACCAGCGTCCGTATGCTCCGCAGAAGCTTTCAAAGTCACTTTTGCCCAGCAGGAAAAAGCTTCGTCCCACACAGCGGTGTGATTGCCGATTGCATCGGTAACAACACGACTTTCCAGAAAGGTGATTCGCTGATTGAGTGTTCCAATTTCCATCAAATCACATCCTCTCGCTGTGCAAACAGCATGGCACGAAGCGTTAATGTCAGCTTGGAAAAGTCTGCGGTATTGCGGTTTTCATAAAGATAGGAAACCGTGTAGAGCATTGCTGTCCGTACCACATCTTCGTTTTCTGCCAGCTGTGTTTCATCCATTCTGCCCACATCCATGACCAGCTGTTTTGCTGTGAAAATCAAGGAAAGCAGCAATGGATCATCGTCCTCAAAATCAATCCGCAGATATTGCTTGACTTCCTGTAAAGTTACCACCCACTCCAACCCCTTTCTCTGATTACGCTTTCATGCCAAGTGTCTTTACGGCTTCGGTCAAAATCAGTCTGCCATCGACACGCTGAGATGCGAGAAATCCAACCTGACCATTCATTGCAAATACTTCATTCAGTCGCTTAAAGGAACGTCCCTGACGGTCGCCGATCCAATAATAGCTAAAATCTCCAAAAGCAAGGCACTTTGCACCTGCCTTGATCTCCGGCACATAACTGGAAGTGTAGTACGGACGGTTCAGAATGGTATCCGGCACGCCTGCCTGCACAGACGGATTCCAGATATAGTTTCCGGTGCTGTCCTTCAGCTTACGAAGTGCCTTTACTGTGGAATCGTTGAGAACCCAGACTGCCTTTTTGCGATATGGGCTTCTCAGAGAATAGAACAATTCCAGAACATCATCGAAAGTGATATTTGCAGTACTGGTAGTTGCTCCGCTCTCTGCACCACCCGTTGCAGCAAAGATACCAGTCGGCTTGCCCTTGCCGTCACCAATGAAAAATGCCTCTTCTTCCTTTGCACCGATTCTTCTTGCAAATTCCTTTGCAATGTAAGACGGCAGGTCAAAAGCAGCATCATTCAGCAGTTCCTCAGAGATCTTAATTGCCGTACCGACCTTGTACGCACCAAGGGAAGCCTGTCCAAAGGTATCGTCAGACAGCTTATATGCGTCTTCCTCATCCATCCAGGCAGCTTCGCCCTTAGAAGTAACGATGGGAATCTTTCGATCACCAGAGGAAGTTTTGATAACGGTTGCCAGCTGCCGGAAAATGTTTTCTTCGGTCAGGGCTTCTACCAGTTTTCGTTCAAATTCATCCGGCACAAGATAGCCACCCTCAGTATCTGTACCAACCTGCAGGTCGTTTCGGACATCGTAAAAATTGCGGTTGCGAATGCTGTTCCAGAAAGCAGTACGGTATTCGTCAGATGCAATCCCTGTCTTGGTATCGCCGTGAATGGATGCGTTCGGCTTGTTCTGAATCGGCGTAGAAGTGGGCTTGTTCATCTCCGCTTCAATCTGAGCCTGTCGTTCCAGCCGCTGGATTTCCTTGCCGTATGCCACGATCTGCTGCTCCATGGCATCGTATGTCTTGCTGTCCTCTTCCGAAAGCAGACCGCTTTCATTTCGCTTGGAATCCAAAAAGTCACGGGCAGTATCCCATGCCTTGCTTCTTTTTTCTCTCAGTTCCTGAATTGTCATAGTATCAGTCCTCCTGTATTTTTAATATTTCAAAAGCTCCAGCCGCTTGTCCAATTGGTTGATCGGCGTGCCTTTGGATGCAGTTGCAGAAATCTTCTGCAGAAAAGAATCCAGCGTTTTAGATGGTGTGTACAGCATGGACGCTGTGCTTTCCTTCTTTTTTTCATCTGGATCTGTTTTTTCTGGTTCTTCTTCTGGAACAAACGGATTCTTTTTAGAAAAGAGAATGCCGTCTACAAATCCCAGCTGCAATGCTTTTTCTGCATTCATCCACGTTTCTTCATCCATCAGCCTTGCGATCTTATTGCGGCTGAGATGCGATTTTTCTGCATAAGCATTGATAATGGATTCCTTGACTTCGTCCAGAAGTGCGATGGCTTTCTCCATATCTGCCTTGTTGCCCATGGCACAGGTCATCGGATTGTGGCACATCAGCATTCCGGTCGGTGAGATCAATGTTTCTTCTCCAGCCATCGCCACCACAGATGCCGCTGAAGCAGCAATGCCATCGATCTTGACGGTAACCTTTCCCGAATGATTTCGGAGCATGGTATAGATCTGACTGGCAGCAAATACATCGCCACCCGGCGAGTTGATAAAGACGGTCACATCGCCGCTGTGTTTTTGCAGTTCCGAGCGGAACATGGCAGGGGTGATGTCATTTTCAAACCATGTACTCTCCGCAATCGCACCGTACAAATACATCTCCGATGCACCGGTTTCTTCGTTGCGTACCCAGTTCCAGAAACGATTATTCTTCATGGGTCGTTTCCTCCTTTTCATTTTTCTTTGCAAATGCACCTGCATCAGCAAGTTTGGTGAAGCTGCCATTTACGAGGTACAGATTGCCGCCCAGTTCTTCCGGCACCAGATTCATATCCTCCAGTTCCCGAATGTCATTGGTGGACATCCAGCCGTTCTGTCTTGCGGTAGCATAGCCCTGCATTCTGGAAGCATAGTCACCACGCAAAAGCCCCTCTACATTGAATTTGATGAAATACTTGCCTTTCTCTGAATCAGAAAGCAGATCTTTCATCATACCTTGCTCCCAGCGAACGATCCACGGGTCGAGACTGTATTTCACGAAATCCAATGATAGATGTTCCACGTTACTAAATGTGGCATGGTCAAGATCGCCGATCATATGAAGCGGCACTCGATACAGCCGGGCAATTTCCTCTACCTGAAACTTTCTGGTTTCCAGAAACTGTGCTTCATTGTTGGGGATGGAAATAGGCGTGTATTTCATGCCCTCTTCCAAAATTGCGGTATGATGCGAGTTGGAACCACCATAGGCACGCTGCCAAGCATCCCGCACACGCTCTGGATTTTTGATGACTCCCGGATGTTCCAACACACCAGATGGACTGGCTCCGTTGGCGAAAAAGGTAGAACCATAGTCTTCACAGGCAAGGGAAATGCCGATTGCATTCTTTGCAAGAGCAATGGGAGAATATCCCACCAAGCCGTCATACCCAAGTCCGGGAATATGCAACACATCTTCTGCCTGCAGGACAATATCGCCCTGCTGTTTCAGGTTTGGATTGGCTTCATCGTAGCGACTGTAGATGTAGACCAGACGATTTCGCTGGTCACGGTCTACTCTGACCTTATCCGGCATCAGCGGATACAGCCCCAATACCTCTCCACGACCGTTTCGGATAATCTGTGCGTAAGCGTTGCCGTAGATCAGCAGATGGGACATCAAAGTTTCCCGGAATACGAAGGATGTCATTTCGGGATTCGGCTGATCATGCAGCAAAAAATAGAGCGGATGCCGTGGCACTCGCTCTTTTCCGTTTTCGGTATATTGGTAAACGTGTAATGGCAGCTGGGCAATCGCTTCTGACAGAACCCGTACACAGGCATACACCACCGTGTGTTGCATAGCGGTACGGTCATTAACTCGCTTACCACTGTTGGAACGTCCGAAGAAGTAACTGTAGCTGGGACTGTCGTAGCTGTTTCGAGGCTTATCTCTGGATTTGAATAGTCCACTGAAAATTCCCATGAGAATCACGCTCCTTGTTATATTATCAGCATCTCTCTCGTATCATAAACCGATTCATCAGAAACACATCCACAGCGAATTGCACGGTCAAGAGCCATAATCATGGCAACCGCACCGTCAATCTTCTCTGTGGATTTTTCTTTGTCCGGCTTGATATTTCCGGCAGGGTCACGGCGAATGAAAATATTGTCCATCATCCAGCGGAGGACAGGATGTCCGTTGTGGGCAAGTGTCTGTTCCAAGGTCAGTTTCATCAATTCCTTGGTCGGCGGGCTCATATCTTTGTAACCCTGACCGAACTGAACCATCGTGAAGCCGAGTCCCTCCAGATTCTGTGACATCTGCACCGCACCCCATCTATCAAATGCAATTTCTTTGATGTGAAACTTCTGTCCCAGTTCATCGATGAAGTTTTCGATAAAACCGTAGTGAACCACATTGCCCTCAGTGGTTTTCAGATAGCCTTGCCGTTCCCATACATCATAAGGAACGTGGTCACGCCTTACTCTGAGGGGCAGCGTTTCTTCCGGCAGCCAGAAGTAAGGCAGAACGTAGTAATGCTCATCTTCATCGGTCGGCGGAAAAACAAGCACGAAAGCTGTAATATCCGTAGTGGAAGATAGGTCGAGTCCACCGTAGCAGATACGCCCAGCAAGCATCTCTTCATCAAAAGCGACCTTGCATTTGTCCCATTTTTCCATCGGCATCCAACGCACCGCCTGTTTTACCCACTGATTCAAACGCAGTTGTCGAAAAGCATTTTCTTCGCCGGGAGTCTCCTTTGCAGAATTACACGCCGCCACCACCTTATCCATACCGATTGTCTTGTCGAGGGATGGATTTGCTTTTTTCCAAACCTTCGGATCCGTCCAGTCTTCCGATTCATCTGCACCGTAAATGACAGGATAGAAAGTCGGATCGTGCTTTCTGCCTTCCAGAATGTCTTTCGCCTTTTGGTGTACCTCATAGCAGATGCTGTTGGTGTCTGTTCCGGCTGTGGTAATCAAAAAGTACAGTGGCTGCATTCTGGCATCACCGGAGCCTTTTGTCATAACATCGAACAGCTTTCTGTTCGGCTGCGTATGCAGTTCATCAAACACAACCCCGTGAATGTTGAAACCGTGCTTGGAGTAGGCTTCTGCCGAAAGCACCTGATAGAAGCTGTTGGTCGGAATGTACACGATACGCTTTTGTGATGTCAGGATCTTCACTCGTTTGGAAAGGGCAGGGCACATTCGCACCATGTCGGCAGCTACATCAAATACAATGGCAGCCTGTTGGCGGTCAGCGGCACAGCCGTAAACTTCCGCACGTTCTTCGCCGTCACCGCAAGTTAATAGCAGGGCAACCGCAGCAGCAAGCTCTGATTTGCCATTTTTCTTCGGGATTTCAATATATGCTGTATTAAACTGGCGATAGCCATTCGGTTTCAGAATGCCGAACAAATCACGGATAATCTGCTCCTGCCAGTCCAGCAGTTCAAATTTCTTTCCCGCCCATGTGCCTTTGGTATGGCTAAGGCATTCGATAAAAGAAACAGCATAATCTGCCGCCTTTTTATTGTACTTGGAATCTTCCGCCATAAAGCGTGTCGGTTTGAATCGAGCCATTGTATTCACCTCCCAGGTAACAAAAAAGACCTGCTGAAAAGCAAGTCTGCATCATTTATTTTTATGCCCCAGTGGGCTGTTTTATAATTGAGATTCCATTCCCATTGTAACCATGTTACCATACAAATTCAAGGATTGCAAGCCGCTAAACATACAGAAAAAACATCGAAATTTCTATGGTTTCTTGTGTATCATACACGAACAAAAACCGGGTGTACGACCACCAGAGCCTTTCGGTTCCGGTTTGTGGGATTTGGTTTTGGAAGAATCAGTTGTACTGTTTCAGCAGGATTGCCAGTGCAGTTTCGGTTTTCTCATCCTCCGGCGGAATATCCATGCCCCGGTCGAAATTGAACACCGTTTTGCCATTCCGCCGCAGGGAGATTTTCGAGGCTCTGCCTTCCTCATATCCAAAAATGGAAGGCTCCTCGTAATGTTTCACCCAGTAGTGAAAAGTGCTTGTTCCTACCTGAATTGTTCCTTCTGTCCACATTGTTTTTTCCTCCAGTTTTCGTTGTTTTTGCCTCTTGGCATGATGTATATTACCATAAACCAAAGGAGAAGTCAACGAAATTTCCGGCATATTCTGCACAAAGAGGAAGGCAGAAAATTGTGTATGATACCAACCAAAAAAGCAAGCCCCACGTTGCCCTGTGTGGGGCGTTTGTGAGAAAGGGAAAACCACTCGGAGGAAACGAAACTACGTCGGACAGGGCAACACAGCGGCTGTACGAGCCGCAGCCCCTTTCGGGGGCTTTGGTCTTGGGTTATGGGTTTTGGATTACCGTCCGGTCTGGCACTCCCATTCAAATTCGCAGGCGTTTTCGTACTCCTCATCGAAAAGGGCATCATCATCGATTTCCTTTTCCGTAAAGTCGATGCTGTCGATTTCCTCGCAAACCGTGTGGAGGCTTTCGGCATCTGCCTTTGCAAGGCTTTCTGCGTTTTCCTCAACCCATGCGGTGAACTCCTCGTTGTCCATCCTGTCCTCGTTTTCAATCTCCAGTTTGTATTCGTAGTCCGCATCGAACCAGGTGATGACCGCCTTTGTGATTTCGGTTCTTTCGTTCCAGTCCGTTCTGTTTGCCATTGCTCTTGCCTTTGCGATTCCGTATGCTACCATTGTGTTTTTCCTCCAAATTTCGTGGCTTTTTGGTTGTTTTCCCTTTCGGTAACTGTATATTACCATACCTTTTGGCGTATAGCAAGCGGCTAAATGTACAGAACATAAGGCGATATTTTCGCTGTATATTTGGTGGATCTGACACTGGATAAACTTGCTTTTCTATGGTAAAATACAGTACAATGGTGCGCCAGTTCGGTGCATAAGATATAGTCGGGTGAAATTCTCGACCTGATAAAGCATAGCAAGCAGTCAGTACATAGCCTTGGAGTTGAAGCCGTGAGGTTAGATTTAAGCGTAGGCAATGGAGTATGAGAGCCGCAATGCGAAAGCGTGAAGCTATAGAGCCCCGTAATTTATGTTGTTAGCGGAAGTCGATGCAGTCATTGTTGCAGCAGACAGCATCAGCAGATTTGTTAGGCGAGAAACTGCTGATTCCACCGGGGTCCGAGGGCGTGGCGAGTATACAAGGTATCTTATGCATACCTGGGAGGTCTGACGGATTCCTAAGTTGAGGTAGGAAAATTGAAGTACATAAAGTGCGGAGAAAATCCGATGGTCTGTCAGAAGTCGGACTGTCTCATAATAACTGCGAAGTCTGTGAAAGCAGATGGAGTGAAGGGGACAGCAAATAATCGTTCTCAAAGAAGAAACATGTGTGACACAGGAGGTCAAATCAGATGGAAACGAACTCAATGAGAATAAGCAGCCAATCCAGACGATACGCAAAAGTGCAGAATCTGATGCACAATGTCAATGAACAAAATCTTATGGCACAGCATAGACATCAAAAGCTGCATAAAGCCCCCGGTATCGATAAGGTGGACAAACAGAGGTATGAAACCCATGTTAATGAAAATATTGGTAAACTGGTACAAGAAATGAAGAAGTTACAATACCGACCATTACCAGTACGCAGAGCCTATATCGACAAAGGCAATGGGAAAATGAGACCTTTGGGAATACCAGCTTATGAGGACAGACTTGTACAGGGAGCAATGGCAGATATACTGAATCAGGTATACGAGCCAAGATTCCTTGACTGTTCCATGGGATTCCACCCGAATCGCAGTGCTCATGACACAGTAGCATATATCAATCAAGTGATAATGTGCCGAAAGGTTAATTATGTGCTGGAAGCAGACATCAGAGGATTCTTTGATAATGTAAATCATGACTGGATGATGAAGTTTCTCGCAAATGATATTGATGACAAAAATTTTCTGCGTTATGTAAAGCGGTTTCTGATTGCGGGAATCATGGAAGGAACAGAATATCATGAAAGTGATAAGGGGACACCGCAGGGTGGGCAAATATCCCCGATTCTGGCGAATGTGTATCTGCATTATGTGCTTGACTTGTGGGTAACCGCAGTAAAGAAGCATATTAGAGGACAAATTTATTATGTCAGATATGCAGATGACTTTATCATTATGTTCCAGTACTGGGACGATGCACAAAAAGTTATGACGGCATTAAAGCCAAGACTTGCAAAGTTTTCACTGGAACTTGCGGAGGAAAAGACGAGAATTTTCAAATTCGGAAGATTTGCAGAAAACAAAGAGGAGTTTGACTTTTTGGGATTTACATTCTTTAACACGCATACAGCGAAAGGAAAATATCGTGTCGGAATCCGTACCAGCAAGAAGAAATTGAAAGCGAAACGGCAAAAAGCAAAAGAGTGGTTGAAAACACGTCTCAACAAGAATGTGACTGAAACAATGAAGTTAATCAGAGTAAGTCTGTTAGGGCATTACAATTACTATGGCGTGAATGGAAATTATACGCAGATGCGAAAGTTCTATGAATATTTAAAATATGTCACGCACAAGATGCTGAATCGCAGAAGTGAACGAGCATATATGCGATGGGGAAAATTTAATAAGATTTGGGATTATCACATTCCAAAGCCTAAGATAACTAAGAACATCTGGAATTGGTCTGTAAAGATTGTTTGAAGAGCCGTATGCCTTAATAGGGCACGTACGGTTCTGTCGAGGGGCGGCGGCAGTAATGTCGTCCGTCTACTCTACGAGGAGGTGCCGCCTTATTTTTTCGCCTCGGATACGGTCTGGAAACTGTCGATTTCGGGAATCAGAGCAAGGGAAGAACCATTCTCCCACCGCATATGAATGCTGCCCGCATCGTCAATATGCGTGACCTCACCGACTGTTCCGGGAAGAACCGGATATGTTTCATTCCACATAGAAAGCAGCTGTAATTTTGTTCCGACAGGGTACTTTTTTCGCAGCTGTTCCAGATACGACTTACTCGGAAACTGCATCAGTATCACCAACCTTTCTGAATGCGGAATTGCCGGACAGATGCCGAAGAATAACCTTTCTTGCCGCCTTGAATTCTGCACCCACCATTCCCAGACGAATCAGGAAACACCGCATGGTGTACTTGGGATTGTCGGAGGTGTCCGGCTTGCGGTTGATGCGGCTCTGGTTCTTGGCAAATTCGCAGAGCATGGAAATGAAGGTGCAGTAGGCATCTGCATCGCCGTCCTGTTCGACCGTGAACCATGGAAATTCCACCTTTTCATCAGATGAAATCATGTCGAGCGTATCCGTCTGAAAAGCCGCCTTGAAGAGTGTGGCTTTGTTTTCGCAGATCTGCTGAAGATTGCCCAGCGTATGTTCATTGAAAAAGTCCGCAGGCATCTGAACCGTCAATTTTGTGGATTCCGGTTCTGTTGTGTCCGGAACAGTATAGCCCTGATTCTCCAGTTCGGCAAGAAGCCGTTCTGTTTCCTTACGGTCGGCTTGATCGCTGATTTCCAGATC